GCAAACGAGTGACGCGACATTTCCGAGCTTGGTTACTATTTGCTTCCCGCCGGTAGCGATAAGCGTGAAATTATAGGTTGGGAAGTTACCTCGTATATCCGAGATAACGATTGTATCGCCCAGTAGAGGCGATGCAGGTAGGTTAGCTCCAAATGCCCCGGCTATCGTGTCTACGTTGTAGCTCCCGATTTGAAGTGTAGCCGTTGCAGCAAGGTATCTCCATTGCAGGATTGCCGCATCGGGGATAATGAGGCCATTGATTACCCATTTGTCGTATGCTGCGATGTAGGTTGCGGTAATGACCGATTGATTAGTGATATCGTTCGGCCGTGGTCCGCTCCCATCGCCCCGCACCAGCGGCTTTGCGCCAGCTCCAGCGTTAAGCGTTGGCGTGGTGGTCAGGTTGTTTGCGCTGGGAAGAAAGCGCACGGTCTGGAAATTGGCGTAGGAAGTAGACGCTGGGATTGTGGCGATTACATAGGCATCTGCCGCACCAGTATCGGCCGCCCCACCGCCAACGCGCGAAGACGAGCGATCCGTATAATAGGTCGTGGAGATTGCCTTGGAGGCATCGCCGGAATTCTGGTTTGTCGAACTTGCTTGCTGATAGCCCATATTCACGCCATCGCAATAAATTGAATCTGCCGATTGCTGCTTGATGGTTACGGCGCTACCGGACGCAATGCAGTTGACAAGATATGCTCCGGTCGTCTTGTTGACGACAAAATACTTACCAATCACTGATGGGAAATTGAGCGTGACATTGCTTGTCAGCGTGCCAGATACAACGATGACATCGGCGGCAAGTTGGGCGGCGGTCAATGTTGTAGCACCGCCAGTGGTCGAGACTGCGACAGTGCTAAATGCCGCGCCGGCATAAGTACCCCACAGCGTGCCGATGCTCGACGGAGTACTGTTGAAATCTGTAGTGTTGTTGTTGACCAGGCTGACGTATGACGACAGGCTGTCATTGGATTGCAGGATCATGCCTTGCGGGTAGCCGCCCATCGCAGTAGACAGCGCCGCGTCGAATTGGTATTGACCGCCTGCATTGACCCAAACCGTGTGCGACATCAGATCGTAAAACAGGCCGTTGAAGTCGTCGCCAGATGGTGGGACACCGCCGGCCGTAATCGCTTGCATCGTAACGGCGGGGAAGCCCTCCGTGAACGATGCGTGATTCGTGCCAGTCGGCGCGTCTGGAATAGTGTTGCGCGTGCCCGAAACCGCGAAAGGCTTCGGGAAATTAGTCGGGCGTATTGGTGCTGGCATTTTTTAACCTGGGAAGAAAGTACCGTGATCGAATGTCTGCAAATTGCTACCATCGAAACCAAATACATCAGTAGCTATTTGCTCGATAGTCACCAAGACACCGGCAGGATGCGGGATCACGCCAGATATGGCAACTATAGCATATTCGTAGGGCAACAAATAAAACTCAAAGGTGAATTTCATCGTCATCGCGCCGGTGTCTTGGACATAGCAGCGGCCGCGCGATGCGAACAAACGAGTCAGCAGCGCATTCAAGCTTGGCGCGGTGCAGGTGGTAATGTTCGCCAGAGCCTTAATCAGAATGAGCGTGCGGAATGTCGCATTGTCGAGGATGTAGGTTCCAGCGGTGTACGTAAAGCCGCCGGGGTTTGTAATCCCGGCCGGAATATTCAGGTTGCGAGTCACGCCGACAATGCGACCCCATACGTCAAGGCCATAGTTGTTTAGCGTGGCGCCATCATCAAGCACATTCCAAACTGCCGCGTAGAAAGCATCAATGTCGGCATCGGGCGAGAAATATTGATTCATCGAGTCGATCAACTGCATGATCGTCGGCGAGGTAGAATACTGGCTAAGGATCGTGTCCTGAACGTTTTTCATACGTTACACCAGCGTTACAGTGATGTCAGACGCCGAGATAGTCGGCTTCTGGTCAATACCCATCGTCACACTATCGAGCGTAGCCGTGCTAATGCCGAGCTTGAGCGACAGGATGGAAATTGCCGTTCCCGGAGTGGCAAGCGCAAGGATGGGAGAGTAGAACCGGCTCGCGTAGATCGCACTGCCGATGCGCGCCACGGTGCCGCCGTCGCCGCCGTTGAACGCCGAGACAATAGCAGCCTTAATGTTCGCCACCGCGCCGGCCGGAAGGTAGATATTGTTTGCCACCGATACAGCGAACTTGATCGGCGTCGATGCTGCCGCCTGATATTTTACCGTGTATTGCGGCTGCGGAACGTTGTAGGAGGTATCGTAGATCGTCACGCTCGTGGCGCCGTTGTAGTCGCAGCCTGGAGCCTTCTTCGACCAGATAGCCGCCGCGATAGCCGCAGAAGCGCCGCCGGCCGCACAGACCCAAAGAGAGTGAGCAATCAGCGTCACGCTGCCGATGGTCACACTGCTGGCGGTTGGGTTCTCAGTCACATACACGTCGAGAACGTTCGGCACGTTGAACACGGCCGCCTTGATGGCTTGAATCGAGTTCTGCGCGTTGACGGCCACGGTCTGCTGACGGCGGTACTCGAATTGGCTTGGTGACTCTACATCGCTGCCGATCACGCCGGCCGCCACGTTGTTGACGCTATCCCATCCGGGGATCGTGCGGTAAATCGCATTCAGGGTATTCGCCGGGCAGGCGATGGGGCCGGACGTTTGCGCGGAAAACGTGGTGGTGATGCTGCCGCCAACCGGGATTGTCACCGCCGAGACGCACGAATAAATAGTTCCATCGGTTGCGATGGCTTGCGCGCCTACCGGGATAACCGTTCCTGTCAGCCCCATTACGGTAGCCGTCACCGATGTTGGAACGGCCGGCAGGCGGCTCATGAAGTAGATGCGCCCAAGACCATCCTGCCAGCGCCCGCTAGAGGTCTGCGGGTCGAACTGATTGCAGAGGAAGGCCACTTGCGCATTCTTGTCTGCGATGATGGCCGCTTGGCTTTGCGCGAGCTGGCCTTGTGGCGTGGACAGACCCGGATTAAGGTTGCCACCGAATGCCGCGTTTTGATCTGCCTGCACGCCAGCCAGGATAGCGGTTTCAGTCGGCAGCACCGGGCCGGTCGGGGAGAATACGATTGCTGGGACGCTTGTGGTGCCTGCCATTTTGAATCCTTAGAATGTAACGTTGTTCTTCACGCCGGCTTGGTCGATGATCTGCACTTGCCCCGTAAGGTTGCGGCCCTCGAAAGAGGCGAACAGGCAAAGCGCCTTGACCACGCCCGGCACGGTCAGCGCCGCCGCCTCGATCTTCGCCTTAACGAATTGAAGGTTCGGGCGCACGCCAAAAATATCGCTGAAATACGGAATGCCTTGCGTAACGTCAAAATACGCCTCACCGAGAAACAGGCGGATTGCGCTTGCAACGTCCTGAGCCTCGGCATATGGATCGCTCGCAACCGACCAATCCCCGGCGGCATTTAAAATCAGATCCCAAGTGTCGGTCGCAACAATCATGGTATCCATCAGATCGTGCATCCAGGGAAGCTGGCCGCCGCGCTAGTGATGGCCGATTGCAAGCCGCTCAACGCGGAAGTGATGCCCGAAACCTGCGATGTAAGGTTTGTTAGCTGCGACATAATCAGGTTGTAGTCGTGCTGAATGGCGGTAAGGTCTGCGCCCAGCGCAAGCGCCTGCTGCACGAAGCTTGCCGTGTTGGTAGCGCCGAAGCCTACCAGCACCAGCCCCTGAGCCTTGATATACGCGATGGCGCTTCCCAAGTCCGATACTGCGGCAGCGGTAGCCGACACGGTGCCAACAGCCGTGGTGGACGCCTGCGATGCCGACAGCGTGGCAATGTGCGATGTCAGCTTTGAAATCTGGTTGCCGATGTTCGTAATTTGAGTCGTTACGGCTGCAATCTGCGCAGTGGTCGAGGACAGCGTGGCGTTGACGGAGGCAGTCACGTCGGTATGCATCGCTTGCAGTTCAGCGCATGACTTCGCCGCAGCGGCGCGGTGCGCCATGCTAGTAAAGTACGCCGTATTAACTACTGTCGATCCTTGCGGGATAGCCATATAGACCCTAGAAAATGTTTGTTACGATGCCGTCTTGCACTGTCACGGTCAGCCCCTCAACGGTGGTAAATGCGCCGCTCGCGCCATTGCCAACCGTTAGATTCTCGGATACCCCGACATTACCGTTGAACTGAACGAATGGTGCATTCGTCGTCCAGTCCATCGTATTCTGCGTGATCCGATCCGGCGAGCGTATTTCAATTCCGCCGTTGTAAAACCGCATAAACTGCGTCGGCACGCCGTTGAGCAATCCACCGAAGTATATCCCATCGGAAAGGTCGTGAACACGCGCGGAGCCGGGATTTGATACCGATCTATTGGCCTTGAGCGAAGAAATGTCTTTGTCCGCGCACATCATAATGCCATAGTCGCCAACCTTGGGGTCAAGGATGATCGCATCAGTGCCGCCCTGCATTCGGAAATATGGGATGCCATGGATGACGCCATGGGGGATAGCCACACCGTCGCCAGTGATCTGATTAATCATCGGCTGCACGTCCACGCGGCCAGCCATAGCCAACTCGCCGGCACTAGACACGGCGATTATTTTCACTGGGACGTTGAAGTTATTGCCGGCAAGGATACCCATCACCTTGAAGAAAAGCGCGTTGTATTCGCTCGACGTAGTTGATTGATCTAGGAACCCCGCCGCGCCTTCTTGATTCTCGTCATTGGGCATAGCCAAGCTCCATAGTGGTGAACCAAGGGCCGTCCGGCAGCTCGCACGAAAGGCTATGGGACAGGTTGATAATGCGCCATGTACCGCATGCCATTTGCACGGAGCTTGTCACTGCCACGTCTTGCCATACTTCGATGTCGCCTCTGAATGCGTGCTTGATGGACATGCCCTTGCTAGACAGCGTGGGATAGCCAACCATGCCGGTTTCCTTCGATACCTGCGGTTTCTCGCCGCCTACGCCTTTATCCTTGGGCGAGATAATCAGCTTTCCCTTGTCTACTATGTGGAATATCTCAGCCGCACGCGCGACGGCGCGAATCTTGGACAGGGTAGTTCCTTGTAGGTAAGGGCTTTGCAAAGACTTCTGCACGCCGTAATCGACAAATTCTAGCTGCGCCTCCGTTGCGAGCGCCTGCATTATCTCGGCTACATCGGTGGCGCCGTTGTAGCTTGTCGGGTTGACCGGCCGAAGCGCGGCCGACAATCCCGAATATGCGATGATATTGAAGCCAATATCTGGCGCGCTGTTGTAGTCGGCCCATGCGTCGAAGATCGTTCCTTGGAAGATATTCATCAAGCCCGACTCGTCGTCTCCAGCGTCAACAAAGATCGAATTCCGAAGGCGCACGCTTTTATTGATTGTGCCGATGCTCGTGAGCTGGTTGATAAGCGCGGGACTCAATCCCCATATTTTCGCCTGCACCATGCCCATTGTCTCGCCGCCGGGATTTTTCAACTCGGCCATGGCACGGAAGCCCTCAAGCTCCACTGTATCAGAGACGGTATCGCCAAAAGTCCCTTCGCCAAGCGAGACGGTGAACTTGATTTTCTTCTGCGTGAAGTCCGCGCCGCTCATGGCAAATAGCTCAGAACGTAGCGGCTATCAAAGCCCGTGTATTGCGGGTCGCTCGTGCCTTGGGTATCGACAAACGCCAGATTGCCGACGAAGCCAAGGTATGGATAGCGCAGCAGCTTCACGCGGTCGCGGCAGATCATCGCCGTCACGATCTGCGTTTGCCCGATAGCGAGGTCAAGAAACAATCCTTCAGCCTTTTGATACAGCGCGATCTTGCACCGCTGGCCGGCGAGCGTAATCGAGAACGTTTGATACGGCACGTTTGCGAGGGGGATTACCTGCGTCATACCATCCCCGATGTATCAAGTGTTTGGTCATCCACGGGCTGCAACTGGCCGCCAGATTGTGGGTCGAATGCATTGGGGAACTTGGGCGCAGCATAGGTCGAAGAGGCGGTTTTGCGCACCTCTTGGAACTGCATATGCGCGGTCAAGATTGTCGCGCCCTCGGTCGCCGAATGGCGGTAGGACAGGTTGACGCAGTTTGCATTGAGGATCGTATCGAGCGGTGTGAATATCGAATACAGGTCGATGGAGTCGCGCGCCAACTGCAAGGCCGTCAGGCATGTTGAGCGCCGCGCATCGCTTCCGCCGCAGTTAAGCACCACCTCAATATCGTAAGGCGTCGCCACTTTGTTGTAGGACGTAAAGCCGCCATCCTCAACCGGGAAGTTGGATATCTTGGCCGCGTTGGTGTAATCGACAGTGAAGACAGAATCATAGTCGGCGATTGGCTGGCCCTGCTCGTCGAATACGCCCCACTTACTCGGATCGGCGCCGATAATGTCATCAAGCGCCTTACCGAAGCCAATCTTACCAAACGTCAGCGTGTCGAGAATAGCCGCGCCGCCCCGCAATAGCGCAGGCACGCCAGCCACTTGCGGGACTAGCGGATACAGCGCCTTGGGGATCAGGTCGATTGCCATTTAACGGATACCAGTGTTTGCTTGCATGGCCGAATTATACTTCTCAATCGCCGGCTTGATTTCCTTTGCGATACCCTTCGCATCCGTTGCCTGAGTAACGATGGTCACGCCGCCGTTGATAGTAGTATCGCTGGTGTTCGTGCTGGTGCGGCTGTTGTCAGTTCGGTTAGCGATAGACTGGTTGGAGCCGACAGGCATCGCAGCCGATGCCAAAGCATTCGACTTCTGCATGCCCAATTCAATCTGAGTAGCAAAGGCTCTACGCATGCGGTCATTGGCTTCGTCTTCGCCTGGGCGCTCGTAGTACCGGCGATGAACTTCGGCGGCCTCTGCTGCCGTCTTGGTGCCGCGTATGCGCGCCCCCGCTGCCGTCTCGCTGCCCTTGGTCAGCTCATAGTTTTGGAACTCAAGCTGCTGGTCAAGCGATGACCCTTTGAGCGGGCGGCCGGCCCATTTCTCAAAGTTGGCGATACGGTCTTTCGACAGCCATTGCGCAATGCCTCGCGCGCCAGACGTTGGATTGACTGCATCAGGGTCTAGGCGCGATTCCTGTACCAGACTGCCAACCATTCCGGCGGCCTGCGCCTGAGTCCAGCCCATAGACATCAGTTTCTTGGTCGAGTATTTAGCGCGATCCATAATCGTGCCGTCCACTGGCGCCGAAAGCGCCGGCTTCTTCTGTCCTGCCCCATACAGGTCTTGCCCCATGTTGTCGCGTACAAATTCTTTTGCCGACTGCACGCCGAACGATGCGAGAGTACGAGCAAGCGCCATTTCGATACCGTCAGCGATAGACTTCGCCGCGCCGTTTGAAACTGGCTCAACCTTCACGGGCTTGCCGGTTGCGCGATTGTCAGTATCGAGATTTTCCTTTTGGCCGAATCGGAAAGCCCCAACCATCTTCGTAACACCCGGCGTCTGAATCTTTGTGTTGCCGGTGAACTCGTCCCACCGATTTATCACATTGGTAAGATTATCCGCGATGGATTTTACCGATGCGGCGAACTCCTTCGCACCATCGGTAATAGCCTTCCAGTCGATATTGCGAATGAAGTTGACGAGCGTATCGCCCAGCTTCTGAATGCCTTCCTTGTTCGAACCAAGTTGCCCAGCCCATTCGGCGAACTTGGAGACAATATCTGTGATGGCCGGCGCAAGCGCCAAGATGACTTTCATAAAAGTCGATTGCAGCGACTGCGTGAAGTTCAGCCAGCTATTCTTGAGCTTGAGCGCTTCGGCCGCATTCTCGGCGGTTACGGCCGAGTTCTTGCGCTGCGCATCAACAAGTTTTGCAATCGCTTCTGGCCCCTGCTTTATAAGGTCGAATTGATCCTCAACGATGCCCATTTCGCGTGCCATCAACGCGGCCTTGCCGGGGTCTATGGCGAACATATCGGCCACGATCTTAGACCGGGCGAGCAGGTACGTATTGCCGTCTTTCAGGTCGCTTGAGTTGCCGCCGAATCGAAAGAACGATTGCAGGCTCTCGCTTGCGCCAAAGCCAAGCTTGAGCTGCGCCAGCGTATTTGCCGACTCTTTGAACTGTGCTGTCATGCCGGCAGCGCTACCGTTCGCGCGCTCGGATGCATGTTGCCAAGCGCTGATATCCTCGGTCGTCATCCGCAGATTAGCGGATAAAAAACCAAGGCTGGCGGCGCCATTGATAGTATTTTCCACGAACGACTTGAAGCCCATGCCGGCAGTGAACAGCGCGGCGATTTTCAGCACTTCATTGCGGACGGTCTTAAATCCTTCAACCGTCTTCTTGGCGCGGTCGTCAGATTCCCGCTGACGCTTCTTTTCAGCCTCAGAAAGACGCCGATCTTGATTTTCTCGGTCACGGCTATTGCGATTGGTATTGTTCGCAAGGTCTTGCTGCGTGCGCCGAACGCGGACGGAGTTCCGGTCGAAGTTCGACGTGTCCATGCCGATTGTTACTAAAAATGCATCGATCACGCTTGCGGCCATGGCGTCAGTCTTTCGGCTTATTCAGGGTTCTTGTATTCGCGTTGTCAACAGCGATGATTTCAATCATGTCGTGCATGTCTTGCGTGCCATATACCGTGTCTAACTCGTGCAGAGTTGCCAATCGACGAGAAACAATTGTGCCGATCATCGCCGGCACATTTGCATACTCCATTAGCTCTGGGCCGGAACCTTCGCCTCCGACTCCGAAGTCGATTGCAACTCGGAAGTAAAAGGGCGGGTGTGCATCAGGAAGACGGCCTTTTGCAGCTGGAATACGGTAGATATTTCCTCAACGTCCGTGTCCCAAAAGATACGGCGCTCCATGCCGGGCTTGTTTGGCTCGTATGTGATGGTCACACATTCGAGCATTTCATCGAGCAAAGGCTCGGCGCTCTCAAATGGGATGCCCGCCATGAAGGCATTCAAGCCCATAACGGCAAGGCCTGCCATGCCTGCCGATGCGATGTTGTCAGGGATTGACGCGCCGGCCGCTCCCATGGCAAACAACGCGCGACAAGCCCACTTATGGCCCGGACGGGAAAACATTTCGGTCAGGATAAAAGTCTTGCCTTTATCCCGGCCAAAAGTACCAATGAAGGTTTCGACTGTGCGCGCCATGTTAGGTAGGTGCCCGGCTGATGGATTGGAACTTAATCGTGAACTTGCGCGGTTGCAGCGACTTTTTGGCCTCGGCCATAGGGACGTGCGAACCAAGGAAGCCGCGAGTCATGGCGAACTTTCCGCCGATGCCCGTCAGTATCACGATACCGTTTGCGATCAGTTTTTCGCGTGCGTTTTCCTCGGCTGCAATCCATGCGTCCATCACGTCATTGGATTCGGAATCAGCCTGCAAGGTGAAGGTGAACGGTCGCTCAACGAACACATAACCGCCCGACAGTTTGCCATCGGTGCCCATCATCGTCTCCGAAGTGTCCACCTCGCCAGTAGAGAACATGTCATCGGTCGCATAGCCTTTGATGCTCACGGGCACCGGGAACAGGCCGTCAACTTGGAGCGCAAACGACGAGTTTGCAGTGGTAAGAGTGCGTGCCATTTAATGCTCCTTATTGGACGAGGATAGAGGCCATGGTGATGGTCTGGATAGAGCCGCCGTCCATGTAGTACAGGGTGATGATCGGGGTGCCGCGAGCGGCGCGCACGGTAGCGCCTGGGTCTTTGATTTGCAGATACCAGCCGCGCGAGGACAGCACCGTGTCGATCTTGGCGCCGGCCGATGCGTTGACAGCCGCGATTTGAGCGGTGGACAGCGCAACATTGGTACGGATGGCACCGAAGTTAACCGCGTTGCTGATTGGGATATTGCACGAAGCGTCAATCAGCGAATAGCCATCGGTGTTGTAAGGCACCGATCCGGCGTTAGCAAGCAGCGTCATCAACGATTGCTGGAGCGCGGCGTTAAGCCAAATCTGGTTGATGTACGAATCGAGCCATGCGAACGGGCCGCCAACCGAACCGGGTTGCAGGAACTGGAACGATTGCGAGCTGGTCGCATAATCGCCATAGAAGTTGTAGCCGTTGGTATCGAGGATATCCGCGATGGTCGCATCGCCCACGCCGGCAACAATGCCACCTTGACCGCGATACGCGAACGTCACTCGGCCATTGGTGCGGCCAAAGTCAACCGAAGCGATGGCACCCAGCACGAAGGCTGCGAGCGGCTGGGTCAATGCGGCCATGGTGACGCCAAGCGCGGCGGCGCGGGCAGGATCAGCGGTCAGCGGTACGACGCCCGACAGCGACAGGCTGACGACTTGTGGGCCGAAAGCGGACGTGTTGCCCGAGACAACGGCGTTGTTGTCAGTGTCCCAGCTGGCGTAGACGAAGCGGTTGTTTTGCTGGGTCGTCCACGTACCAAACAGCACCTTATCGGCCAAGATCGGCTCAAAGGTGGTAGTGAAGGCCGCCCAGTTCAGGGTGGCATTGGTAATCGAGGTCATAGCGGCGGCAGGCGTGTAGGCAACCGAACCTTGCGACAGCACGGCGCCAGTTGCAGCCGTGAACAACAGCGCTGCCGAAATGGTGCCGCTGCCGAACGTGATGGTCGAAGCTGCGCCAGTGGTGGTCGAGGTGGCGACGAACGCTGTGCGCTGCGAATCGTAGGTCACGGCGGGGCCGCCGGTGAAGGCCGCAGCAATCAGCGAAGCCGCGTTGCTGAACGAGGTGGCGGACGACAGCGTGATCGAGCTGGAGGTTTTCACCACGCCGTCAACGGTGATCGTCAGCACGCCGGCAGGAATCGCTTGCAGTTGGGCCAGCGTCATGCTTGCGAGCGAGCCGCTGCGCAGGTAGGCCGCAACCGATGCGGTCGGGTACTGCGAGAACAGGATATTGCCCGGCTTGGCGGTCGAGTTGTCGTAGCCGGCGAAGTAGATGCCGGCCATGGTCGCTTCGGTCGATGCTGGTCCGAAGAAGGCCGACACTGCCGCAGGGTTGGCGAACTGATAGACGCTACCCAGAGGGATCGGGGTCGAGTTGGTCAAGATCAGGCCGGACAGCGTAAGCGCCGCGCCGCCTGCGGTAATTACTCCCGGATTTACCTTGACTAGTTTGCTTGCTGGGATCATTTAAGCACCTTTTTAAATTAGAGGGTAAGTCACATCTACGTCAATCAGGTTTGCTTTCAGCGCCCCCGCGAACTGCTGCGAAACTGTCACTACTGGGTTGTACTGCATGGACGCCGTGAATATCCACCGCGCCTCGTAATTCTCTTCGCCATTTACCAGCGCCGCTTGCCGCGCATCGTCAGCGTATAGCGGCACTATGTTTGGCCCCATCTGGTCGGCTGCATAGCCATCATTAAACATCGTTACCAGTATCTTTGCCCAGTCGCTCGAAAGCGGCCCATAGCAATCGACCTGCATATCGTATTTCGTCGGCTGCATCACGCCTTTATTTCCGACCGTCGAAACAGGGTCATTATACGATGCAACATTCGTTGATAGGCGAGTTTGCAATATCTCGGTCATCAAGATAAACGGCTCGTCAGGCATGGCCGATCCGTTTTGCAATCCACGCTCGACAGGGCAGGTAATAAGGCCAAGGATAAATGATCGCAGCGCCGTGAATATGGCATCCTGAGTCGGGGTTACAGTGGTCGTCATGCCGTCACCAATGCAGTCTGGAGTTGGACAACCACACAACTCCAATCCGGGAATGTCTCAAGAACGGCAACTACTTTCCACGTCTGTACTGCTGCGCCCACGCGCTGCGGGAAGTTGAGTAAGTCGCCGCCCTTGCCATCCGCGCGCACCACGCCGGCCGTATCGCCATACATGTGGACTTGTCGCAAAACGCCTTGGATATTCAGGCTGTCCATGTGCAGCAACGTAGAGGCTTTGACGCCCTGTACTTGCAGGCGCGCGGACGATGCCGAGTATGTCGGCACGTTCTTGCCAGTTGCATCGGTCGTATAGCCCGTGCTGATTAGGTGCGTGCCGGCGATATCGGGATTAACCGTAGTGATGGCGCCGCGTACAATCAAGTGCAAATTCATCAGTCGCCCCCCACGATGTCGAAGGCCACGCTGTTGCGCATGACTTTGGAATAGACGAGCGGCTTGGTGCTAACGCCGCCGGTATCCTCGCCGCGCTTGAGGCGCGCGAGAGCATCGGCTACGTCGGCCCATTGCGCCTTTTGATCGGTGCGGCCAATCATTACCTTGCGGATCATCAGCGTAAGCGGGCTCAAGGCCGGCGCGGTGATATCGGAAATAGAGGTCTGCACGTCATCAATCATTTCCGATGCGATTTGACGCATGGATTTGTCAACGTCGTAATTGTTGATTGGCACAAGCTTTCCGAAGCGGCGCACCCACGCTTCTTTATTCTTGGCGATGGCGTTGCGGAAGAACGGGCGCGGTGGCGCGCTCTTGGTTCCGTATTCATTCCAGAACGCCACCTGCGCGACACTTTCGCCGCTAGGATATTTGGCCGTCTCCAGGAAGCCCACGCGCAAAAGCTTTTGCTGGCCGAGTGCTTCGGCCAATTCGCGCAAGCGCTTTTCCATTGCAGCGCCGCCTGTGAAGGTATCGGCCATTAGGTATAACGCCGGCCGTAGACAAGCGGGGCAGGGGCGATATAGATCGCCGTGCGGTAACGGGCGGTTGCTGCCCAATAGGCCGAACCATACGGCGTCTGATAGAAAAATGCCTCAAGCCCGTTGTTCGCCTGCGCGTATTCAAACGAGGCCGACACGCTGCCCTCTGCCGCTGCGCTGGTGCGTCCAACCACGCCGCTTGCGCCCGCTGCATTCACGCCGCTGCCGTTCATTGCCGCAACGTGCGCGGTCAACATATTGAGCAGAATCGCCCGTTGCGCCGGGTCAGAAACCCGGCTGCAATCGGTGTTATCAAGGTAGATCGTCGCCTCAGTAAAATAGTCCTGCAAAACCACGTCATTTACCGTGGCGAACTCAGGATAGCGCAGCTTGAAGCGCGCCGGATCAAAGACGACGATTGCCATGATTAGGCCTGTGGTGCGTCAGCGGCTTGGATGCCTGCTGGCTTTTTCTTTGGGTCGAGCGGTTCAAGGCCGGTCTTGTGATCGGCTTTTTCTTCCGCTTCGGCCACGACGGATGCGGTCTTGACATTGATGAACAGGTGGCCGCCCTTGACGATATCATTAGCTGCGTAGCGCTTCATCCATTCGTCCATGAATGCTTTATCGACGCCTTCGGTAATGCCGTGGCCGCCGATGATTTGCGACGAGTTCGCGCCTTTTATTTCAACGCGCTTGTCGCCCAGTTCCAGCAGCAGGCCATTCGGGTAGCGACATCCAACAGTTACAGTTTCAGCCATTTTATTTATCTCCGAGAGTGCGCCCCAGCACTATGCCGGGGCGCTTGTTACATCAAGTTCCGATCATCGATGCGATGGCCGCTGGGCGTTTTACGATTGTTCCCCAGGTGCCTTGCGACTTCTTCTGACGCCACGAGGACTCGCCTACGATGATCGGGTGCGCGCGCAGCTTCTCGGTGAAGCCGCATTGGGCGGTTTTGATACCGTCCATCGACTCGACCATCATTTGCACCAGCTCGCCGCCAGCGGTCGCGTATTCCGGCGCGGTTTCCATGCGGATATTCGGGAAGTTACCCTTAATAAGCGTGAAGACGTTGACGTTGAACTGGTTGGTCTTGTTCAAGTCGGTTTGCTTGGTCGGCGACATCGACAGCACCAGCGGGGTTTTCTGGTCGATCAGGCCGTTCAGCTGGGTTTGCAATTGCTTGAACAGGCGGCGCACGTCGTCGTAGATGACTTCGGCGGCAGCAGTTGCCCACGACGAGGTAGGCGCAATCGAGGCCGGCAGCGATGGATCGTTCAACAGGCCGTACAGTTTCAGGCCGGCGACGCCGTTGAAGTACGTCGAGTTCTGGTACTTGTTCAGCGTCAGGATCGAGCCGGTATTGATTTCGTTGGCCCAGTTGATCTTAGCTTCGCCCATGATTTCCGCTTCCATTTCACCCCATTTGGTAATGGTCTGGTAGTGGTAGGACTGGCGCGTGTTGAAATTGGTGTTGGCGCCGCTCGAACCGTTCTCGGCATAATCGCCGTAGCTCGAAACTTCGCCGGTTGAATCCACGATTGGGAAGGTGGCTTCCTTGGTGATCCACGAACCTTTTTGGGCCTCGCCGCAGATCACGGCCGCATTCATCGGCGCGAACAGCACGCGGACGATTTCCGGGTCCATGAAGTTCAGGATGTAGTGCGGCACGCCCGAACTGGTAACGGTCGCCAGCGCAGGCTGTGCATCGCACGCGCCCGCGAAGTCGAAGGCCGCGCCCTCAGGGAAGAAGTCCATCGCGCCAGGGAAGGCCACGAGGCCTTGGCGGATCATCTGCGCGATGACTGGGTTTTGTTTGATTGCAGGCATTACAGCGCTCCCGAAGAGAATTTAGCGATTTCGCCAGCAGCGACGGTTTGGCCGACGATGAAAGCGGTTTCCTTGTTCAGCGTGTTGGTCACGGTCACGCCGGTTGCAGTCGCGGTGGTCGCGGCGCTCAGGGTGTAGGTGCCAACGCCACCAGCAGCAGGGCCGGCAACGATGTACGCGCCGGCAGGGATGCCAGAGCCGGATACAGGCTGGCCCAGTGCGATGACGTTGCCGCCAGCCAGTGCCGTCACCACAAGCGACGTGTTGGTCGCGGTGTTGGCGGTCATGGTGCTGGTGCTTGCGGCGCCAGTTGCGGCGGCCGACAGCGAGCCATCTGCAAAGCTGAAATACACTTTTTGCAGGAAGGTGGCGCCAGCTGCGAAGCGGCCCCAGTAGCTGCCGCGCGTCATCAGCGTGATCGGCATGCCGACAGGTACGTTCATGCCGGATTCGGCGAGGAAGGTAACGATCAGCGCTTGCTGGCGACGGGCGATGAAACCGTAATCGCTGGCGTTTGGCGTGGCGGTCTGCGTGGTCACGAGGCCGGCAGCGCTGGCCCACGCAAAGCGGCCGACGTTCACGCCGTTGGCATCGCCTACCACCAAGCCACCGGGGCCGGCGAGCATGCTAGTGCGCGGATTGTTGTCCGCGAAGTCGCCTTCAGCCGCTGGGGCTTGTGCGATATTTACTTGAGTTTGGAAAGACATTGTCCGCTCCTTTTACATTTTGCCAAAACGGCCAGCGCCGAATTGCTCGTTTGCCGTTTTGGTAGCGGCGGAATCCATGCCCAAGCTTGCCTTGGCGACGTGGGTACGGGTAGGCGTTGCGGCCTTGGTGTGCATGTTCCACATCGCGCGCAGCGAGGCAGGCTCGGTCGCGCCGAAGGTATCGACCTTGGCATGATCCAGCGCGAATTGGTAGACGGCGCCGGCACTGTCGAGGGCCACATCGCCGCAGACTGGCGCGACTTCGCGCTTGGCGATGGCGAGCGAGTCGCTATCAGCGGCCAGTTGGGCTTTCAGGGCAGGGATGGCCTTAGCCAGCTCGGCTCGGATGCCGCGCGCAATGGCTGCGTCCATGGCCTGTTTGGTGTTGGCTTTCGGGCCACCTTCGGAGTTGCCCTCACCCGGCTCGTCCTTGCCCAGCTTGGCTTTTTTGTCGCCTTCGTCCTCGTCGTCGTCAACGCCGTCTTCGGCCTTGTCGTCCTTCTTCTCGTCGTCGGACTCGGCGTCCATCGCCAGCGGGGCCAGCATCGCGTGCAGGTCATCCAGCTTGGCGTCTTGCGCCAGCTTACCGCCGAATTTGGTCTTGACAGCGGCGACGATGCCGGCGGTCTGCTTGTGGTAGTCCTTGGCGCTAACCGTTGCAACCAACGCGCTCAAGTCGCCAATTGCGGCGTCCTGAGCGAGTTTCGGCGTCAGATAGACGCGCAATGCACCGGCCACCGCGTAAGCTTGAGGCGTGAGTTTCATTTCGGTTCCTTTGAGAAAAAATGGGCTTGCATCTGCTACTACTACATCACTGCCCGCGCGGCCAACTTCAACCAAGGCGACGTGATTTCCGATGATGTCGCGCATCACGCCATCGTAGGCTTGGCCCTCGTATGTTCCGGGGGTCATGTCAGGACGATAGCGGTAGCCACACGACAGTTCCGCTTGCTGGCCCGACTGGACGGCGGCAATCGCTTCTTCCGTCCAGATGCTCAGGCTAGCGTCAATATAAGGGGCAACCCACGAGGCCGCGCCAACCGTTCCAACCACGACTTGCTTATCGTGGTTATCCGCCGTAGTACCCTTGTGGATAATCAGCAGCGGCAAATTCGTGAAACTCTGCGCGGCCTTTTCCAGCTCTTTCGGGTCGCGCAGCAGGTTGTAAATCCGATTGCCGTCGAGGCCGAGTTCTTCCCAGCCGGGAATCTCCTTGCCGAAATACGGCGAAATCATCGCGCGCGTGATATGCGAAGCATCAACGCGCATGCGCCCGTCCACGTCTATCGTGCGTGCTGACTTGTCGAATGCGAATGTTGCTGTTGGCATAACTTCCACTTGTGCAATGTGTCTTTACGGCAGCAATATAACACCATTTCGACACTGTATATATCAACAGGCAATAAAAAAGCCCAGCGGCTAGGCTGGGCTTGGGTCTTATGATTAGCATCTATAGCGGCGTAATTTCCGCAAACCGCCATTCTTTGTAATCGCCGGCTAGACCATCATTTGATGGGTGCGGATCAAAAACTATTGAGAGGCCATCACTGATAACTGCATGATGACCATCGCGAGGAGAGGGGCCGCCTACGATATAGAACCGTCCTGCTACCAAATCGTGATAGTCAGTATGCTTCCAATTAAGCCCGCGCTCGTCTAGCCAGTCATACACGGCATTCCAGAAGTCAGCTGAACCGACTGTTTCCTGTGCGAAGTGTGGAACGCTGGCTATCGGAAGCTCAAGAACTGATGCAAGGCAAGCGCGCAAGCAATCGCCTTGCTGTCCGATATCCGGACGATGGAGGAACTCTTGCTTAACGGGCTTCATGCTGGCACCATCGCCGGCTTAGGCTCGAAGAGGTCGCGCACCAACTGCTCGCCGGTGGGCTGACTCTTAGGGCGCAGTTCTCCGTGAGTGGCATATAGGACTCGCCCATCAGGAAGAATTGTGTCTGTTTCGCAATAGGTGATTGTCACGCCCCCGCTACCTTTAAGTTCAAACTTTTCGGGAAGCCCAATAACAGTAGTTTCCGAGCCATTCACAGAAGTATGTTCGCGCAAGTTCTGCCAAACGTACACCTTGCCAACTTCGTACATGCTATTTCTCCTTCTTCGTGCAGTTGCGAATCAGCGCTGCGCCATAAAGCCACGACGTGTTGTCTGCGTGCGTTGCAGCCTTTGCCTGCTCGGTTTCCTTAATGGCCTTATCGTGCTGCTCTGCCGTGCAAACATAGAGGACTGGCGCCGCATATGGAGAGTCTCCATCTGGCCCGCAGCCAGCGCAAAGCGCAGCCAGGATGATAGCTGCGGCCTTCATGGCGCAACCTTGATTGGCTCTTGCGACAGGCCGCGCCACTCGACAAAATACGTATCACCGCTATGCGCCATGGCATTGTCAAACTTTTCCTCCTTTGAGTAATATGGGTAATAAGCATAAGACCATGCATTACCATCCCACCAGCGGCGAGGATGCTCGCTTCTCTCAATACTTGCGTTGTACTCTCCAACCAGATCGGGAGGCATCTTTGCCCACGCAGTCAGCGGGATAGCGTCGTTGATCTGCTGCGCGACTTCGGCGAACGAGGCGAGAAGATCGGAGGTCATCGGGGTCATATTGAACAAGGTTGGATAACCCTCGCTTTCATAGAGGTAGAGAGTATCGCTCCAATAGTCAATCTCCGTGCAGAGGCCAGATGGAAGAAGCGCGAACTTCTTCAAGCCCAAATGCTGACACATGCGCCCAGCCTGCGTAGCCATATGCGCAGCATCGGGGCCGTAGACAATCATTGACTTCATTTCATTTCCTTTCCAATTGAAGCGGCACGGCGCACCACAGCTCTTCTCCATGCCGACGATGGGTCATCCCCAATAGGTTCATTGATGGGATCATGATAACCCCTTCCATATTTCGGAGTTACTGCGCAGTAGCCGGAAAAAACTGTCTTCCCATCATTGTAGAATGTTGGGGCTATCCTAAGCCGCACAGCAAGCCGCAGAGCGTCACCGTCGTCGGTAAGCGGCAACCATGGCTTGCTGCAATGGTATGGTTTTCCAAACGTTCGGAAATGCATAGCCGGTTGACCATGATGCTCGCAAAAGAACCAACCATCCTCGTCATTCCATGGACGCTCCAGAATTACCATTCCAGCCGCCCGCGCGGCCAGCTCCAGTAGTTCGCGGTCGGTCATTGCGGCACCTCGTCAGGAACGCTATTGCCATAGACGCTGGCAACCAGCGCTCGCATGGCGGCGATTATGGGCCTTGGGCCGTGACCGGTGACGGCTGTCACTGGGTCTCCATCGTTGTTCCAGCGGAAGGCCAGCCAGACGTTAGGGGCGTCGGCAACAACATCGAGTTGATACTTCTCGATCAGCTGGCCGCCTTGTTCCCAGTTGCTTGATGGGTTAAAACCCTTAAATCGGCAAGCGCCACTCTCAACCGTTCCGAACAATCCCTCCGTCCCGTCCGACTGCTTGAATCGCTTATACCCGAGTTCCCCGGGCACCATTTCAAACAATGTCCAGCCAATCGCGCGGGCTACCCACTCGTCTAGCTTACTTCCTTCCAATCTCGCGACTGCGGTCATTTGGTGGCCTCTTTGATGATGGCGGCGAGGTCGTCGCTTTTCACGGAGCCGGACGCAATGGCCTGATTGCAGGCGTAATGCACAGCCTTCGCAATCCGCAAATCCCGCTCAGGATCGGGCAGCACTACTTGGCCCGTCTCCAGCGCGTGGGCGAGGGCAGCATTGGCTACCGCAAGATAGCCCACTTGGAAGCCCATCAACCGATCAGGCGAATTGATGCCTACCTTGTAGAGCTGCTCCTCCGTCATCGTTGTTTCCGGCCACTTAGGCGCGGCTGGCTTGACGCGGTATTCGCCGTACTCCATCCAAGTTGGGCCGGGGCATGGAACCCAATTGCCACGTGGATGGTCTTTGCATTCAATCTCTGCGCCATTCGCCCAAGCGATGATGGCTTCCGCGTTCTTGTGTTTCATTTTGTAACCTCCTAGTGAATTTGTGAAATAGTGATACCGCGCTTTTGCATTTCCATCGCGTAGATCAGGGCGCCAGCAAAGCAGGCTTGATGCCACTCTGAATTGTTTTGCTCGTGGCTGGCAATCGCCAAGTCATCCTTAGCAATGAGAAATGCGGCCTTCAATTCATCATCGGTCATCTGTTCGATTTCTTCGTTCATTTCACACCCGCTGCGGCAATCGCGCGCTCTTTGATTTGGCGCAGCTCCACCAAGTCGCACACCTCGACAGGCCAATCCGCGCACTCGTCCATCATGTGGATAAGCTGCTCGCAAACTGCAACTAGCGCATCATGCGCCTCGTAGCGGCGCTTGAGTTCGGCGGGGTCAAGCTCACTGACTTCGAGCCAGCCCATGGAGTTGTTATCGCTCATTTCGCTCTCTCCTTAATCATAGCGTCGGCAATCTCGTAGGCGTTCTTCGCCCAAATCTCGGCGGCAGTGACTACCGGGTCAACCTCGGCCATATAACTTGGCGCGCAAGCCTGAATCCCACCGTCCTCCTGAGCGAGGATCGAGTTAAGCGCCTCACCCGCGAAGTAGTCGCGTAGGCTCATGCCGCCAAAGCTCATGGCGACATCGCCGATGCGCTCGGATTGCGGGAACGCTGGGCCGCCGCCGATTTGGCTATATGTAGCCTTGTCTTGCGCTTGCTTCAACGCTTTTTTGTTCGTCTCTTCGATCAAATTCATATCAACCCCGATCCATGTGTAAGCGGCCAGAAAGCCGGACAAATCAATGGTACAGAGTTTTCAACGCAAAATCAACAAGGTAAATTTATTTGTGCAAAGCTATTGCATGCGTTTAATTTTCGTGGCACAGTTCGTCATCGCAAGACAACTTGCAACCGCAGCCAGCGGACACTGGCAATCTCGGAGAACGCGACACATGGACATCGACAACCTCACCATCGGCCAAGCTAAAGAGCTGGCCGCAATGTTCGGCGCAAGCGCGCCACAAGCCCCGCAGGCGGCAACTCTTAACGGCATGATCGGCCAGCAGGTAATCATCCGCACTTACTCGGCCGGCAACTGGTTTGGCACGCTGAGCGAGAAGGGCGGCAACGAGGTCATCCTCACTAACGCTCGCCGCATGTACCAGTGGAAGGCCAAGGAATCCATCACCCTGAGCGCCATTGCCCTGCATGGCATCGATGAATCGAACAGCAAAATCATCCAGGCGGTGCCGTCCGTCTGGCTCGAAGCCATCGAAATCATTCCATGCTCGGCCAAGGCCGCCGCTCAGCTTGCAGGTGCCGCGAATGTCAAAGCTCAGTAAGCCAGTAATAGCCGGCAGCGGCAGCGGCTACGGCAGCGGCAGCGGCAGCGGCAGCGGCAGCGGCGACGGCAGCGGCTACGGCAGCGGCAGCGGCTACGGCAGCGGCAGCGGCAGCGGCTACGGCAGCGGCAGCGGCAGCGGCGACGGCAGCGGCAGCGGCAGCGGCGACGGCAGCGGCAGCGGCTACGGCAGCGGCTACGGCAGCGGCAGCGGCAGCGGCTAACCCTTCCCTACCTCAATACAAGCCCCTTCGCGGGGCTTTTTTTTGCCTAAATATTTGGACAAAAAGAACCCGGCGCTTGGCCGGGCTAAGTCCTTGGAGAAGGAGGGGAGGGAACTGGAGCGGCTATAGGGAATCGAACCCTAGTCTTATCCTTGGAAGGGATCGGCTCTACCATTGAGCTATAGGCGCTTTGAAACTGGAGTCCACTACAGGATTTGAACCTGTGTGCGCCGGGTTGCAACCGACTGCCTCGCCTCTCGGCCAAGCGGACTTTGAAACTGGCAGATCATGATGGAATCGAACCACCTCTGCACGGCTTTGGAGGCCGGCCGACTACCATTATCTTTATGACCTGTTGAAACTTGGAGAACCGTATGGGTTTCGATCCCATCTGCGCAGCGTGAAAGGCTGCTGACTTCGCCAGAAGTCTAACGGTTCAAACTTGGTTCGCGCAACTGGATTCGAACCAGTAATTCAAGGAGCGTGAGCCGGTCTCTGCTAAAAACAAACTGGACTTGCACCAGCAGCGAAGCGCATCACGCAACGCACCCACTTGGGACGACAAGTATATCTGCCGTGTTTTGTTAAATAGGCGGCCGGTGATGAAGCTCCGGCTTTACAGAGTTGGCGGCCATCACCCCAACATGATCGGAGTGCTGCACCCATCCTAACGTGTGTCTGAATATCCTAACATAGCGCAATCATCACTTGCGTATTCGCCTAAAGGAATTACCGGGCTGTAGGCTTAACCAAGGTTGCAGCTCCTTATCCTACGTCTGGTTTGTATCCGCTGCATGTCGCACGGCTCGCACCGTGAAGACCTAGCTTCCTTGAACTTCTCCCCCAATGCTACCCAGTTAGCAAAGCTGGTTTCTTGTAATCGAGAAGGCGCTAGGAGCACCGATAATTTCTTTAGGCGGCCGGTTAAGCCAGCCAAGCTACGTGAGCCGTCTAAATCACGTTGGGTAGGACTTAACTATGCCACAGGTGATTTGCGCTTGTCAATCATCTTCTTCGAGTCCTGGGATAATTGCACGCGAGCTGCAACCACAACGCGGCAGATAGCCGGGCTGTATCCACTCGCCATCGATGTACGCGCCCTTGGCGATGTCGTACACGAGCTTGTCCGCGCCTGCCTTGACGTGGGACGGGCGAGGCTCGCGGCCGCCATGAGAGTGGCGCCAGATTGCCTTAGTGATGCCAAGCTCGAGCCGGCGCACCTTCTCTGTGATGGACTTGGCCTTGGACGCTTGATCCTTAGCAATGAAAGAGGCGCGGCGATGCGTGACGCCGTAGCGCTGCTGCAACGTGCTGGTAAGCGATTCGAGGTCGTAGCCTTGCGAGACGGCGCGCCACACGTCGCCCTCGACTTGGGTAAGGTACTGGCTTGGGATTGACTTAATAAGCGCCACGTTCTCGGACAGCACGGCTTGGTAGCCCTCGCGCATGGCCGGCGTCATCTGGAACTTGACCGCAAAGCCGGCCTTGGCTAGCTCGGCCTGAAACGCTGCTTGCGTGGTCGAGGTCGCGCCATCGACAAACACTTTCGCCAGCTCGGGCGCGAGCGCATCGAACTTGGCTTGCCATGTGTCGATCATCTTGCGCATAGACCGGCGCAGCGCCTGCATTGGCTTGGCATCCTGCGCCAAGTCCACTATCTCTGTCGGGTCGTCCTTGCGCCACGCCGCGCGCGTCCAGTAGATCACTGACTTGCTCATGGCCGTAACGAGGTCTTGTAGCTGCTTGCGGTAAGCCTCTTCGACGCCGGCATTGGGAACGAGCGCGCCCAGCACTATCGGCTTAGCGGTGGGCGCTTGGAGCTTCTTAGAAGCCATGAACCGTGAACTTCGCTTTCGATACGATGTACTCGGCGATTTCCTTGGTGTCGAACTTCGCACCGAATAGGATATGCACGCCGTATTTCCAGTATGCATAGGCCATATGCCAGAACGGCAGCTTGATGTTGCAGCTAACTTCCAAGTGTTCAATCTTCATTTTCAACTCCGTCATCAGGTTTTACATCAGGATCGACCATAGGCTCGGGCGCATCGTTGACATCAATGCTGTTGTAGCCGCTTGCTGGGTCGGCAGCTAGGCGCTTTCGTTCTTCTAGCGGGGAGATTACGCCTGCACCGATTAGGGCCACTGCGCTCGTGGCATCGGCAGTGCGCACCTCTGCAAGCTCTTTGCCGTTCAGTTGCTTCATCGGCACCCACTCGTAGCCGATGGCTGGGTCAATCTCGCCGAACTCGTTGAGCTGGATAAGGTCGAGGATTGGCTTAATCACTGGGTCGCCAACGTTCTGTTGCTGCGCGGCCACGTAGTCATACCACGCGTCCATTTCAGGCTCGGCGCTCGCGTTCAGGCCGCTTGGGGTGACGCCCGTGAGCTTGACCAGCGGCATGTGGCACGGCGCTGCCATTTGCTCTTGCGACTGCGCCTGTAGGGCATCTAGGCCACCCAACGGCACATTGAGTTGAGCCACGTCCTCTTCGTTCTTGTCCACCACCATCAGGCCGCGATTGTCGCGCCCCTTGATGAACAGCTTCATCCGGTCGAGCAATCCTCCCTCACCACCCGCGAGCGTGCCTGACATCGTAGTCTTGAGGATCGTTGTCGAAAACGCATGAATCAGGTCAGATACTGCCGCGCGCGTGCGCAGCCAAGAATTAACGTATGGCTCCATCAACTGCGACATGGCAATGCCGCCGAAATTGTACGCCGGCTTGAGCATGTCAGGCACCGGCCGCGAGACGATGGTTAGCAGGCGCGTGGCGTGCGTCTGCTTGCCCAGCACGAACCACATGCGCGGGCGGTAGAACCAGCGATCCGTAGGGTCAAGGGAGTTGTAGTCATACGGGGCAGTCCACAGCGGCTCAATCGTTTGGAAGCCCAGCAGCGAGCCGCGCTTGACCGTGGCCTTGTCGATGATTAGTGGAAGCTTGCGCTCCTCGTCGCCGTCCTGGCCCTTGATGCTCACATGGATATGCGACATGCCAAAGAAGCCGTCATGCTCAATTGCTCGGCGGAAGGTCTGGCGCACCTCGAATCGCTTGAGCGCGGCCTCCAGTTTCTCCAGCTTGTCCGAGTTGTCGCCGTCGCCGTGCGAAACCAGCTTCAACCATTTGCGCGTCATTTCCATTGCCAGAGTCTCGCTAGGGCTGCGGTACTCGCTGCGCTGCTGGAGCTGGGCCAGATACGGGTAGCCAGGGAAGCCCTCGCCCTCGTAGTACTGCCCAGCGTAGCTCATGGCCGAGTTGCACGCGCTGTCCGTTGCAAGGTAGGTCTGGTCGGTCATCGCGTCATGCGGGACAACGCCGGGCGGCGGCGTGTACTTGGTCACTGGATACTTCGGCACGTCAGCGCCGCCGCCGATCATCCCCAGAAGCGTTTGATTGATCTTCATGACCTTTGGCCCGGCCGGCGCGGCGGCAGGCTCAGAGCGAACCCAGCCAAAGTGCCCCATCAGGCGGGAGTATAGCGCTTTGAGTTTCATGGCTTCATGCCTTGTGTATTTTTCAGAATGAACTTCTCTAGGCACTCGATTCGCTCCTCCGCCTCAAGCATGCGCCGGCACATGCGCGCCATTGCCTCGGCTGGAAACTCCGAGAGATCCATCTTCCACCGCGTCGGATCATCCCCAACAGATTTAGTCAGAGTATCAATAATTCCCTCTGCCAGTTCCTTATTGCTAATTTTCATTACATTGACTCCAATAATTTGCTGCTGATTTTCGTCGCGCGGCGGCGTGGGGCGAATGCAATCATCACAGCATCCGCAAGGTTTGGCGAGCGCGTACCTTCTGGCGCTTTGTCAATCAGTATTTTACCCGTTCCGTTCTTGGTATATGTCGGCTGGGAAAGTTCAATCACGAGTTTATCTCGATTTTCTAGGTCGGAGGGGATGGATATGATCTGGTCGGGGTCGTAGTCCATCCCTTGAATCGCGCGGAATGTGTTTTGGAACAGGATGCGCAGATACCACCACGATTGTGCTTTGTAGTTGGCAAAGAAGTCCTGATTCTTGCGCTTCTCGACCATTTCGCGCTCAGGCTCAAACACGCCGCCCGATCCACGGAACGGCTCGACGCTTAGCAGTTTCTCGCGCCGGTCGCCTTTGTCGTGTTTTTCCTTGCGCCGGTCGTTCAACACGCGAGCATCACCGCGCACGCCGGCGCCAAGGCCATCCGCATCATAGTCGAAGCCCTCGTAACCGTATGCGTCCGAGATTCTGAATGCTTCCTCGACGGTATAGAAAATGTCGCTACCCTTTCCGCTCCAAGCCGACAGGTGCTGAATCACGATACCATTGCGCCCGCAGTAGGCGTTAAGGTCAATACCCTCGTCGGCAACGTCAAGTGCCCCGCGCCGCACGCCGGTCGGCTTGATGCCAAGCTTTACATGCGCGTCAATGGCTGCCTGCACCCATGCGGACGGTACAAGCACACCTTCGACGGATGCTGTGTAGTCGATGTCAATCTCTTGCGCGACGGTCACAGGGTCTAAACGCGCCTTTTGCTTCTCATACCAATCGTCATCGCGGCCCGGATGGTCGCGCCAGTGGAAGGTAAATACCTGAATCTTGCCTGAATGGCGCTTCTGAGCGAACGGGTTAGCCATGCCGTTCGCAGATGATATGTCCTGGCGGCAGTTGGTCGTTTGCGACAAGGACGCCTCCACGAGCTGCGGGCGCTCCAAGAATGCAGCCTCGTCCACGAAGTAGATAGATGCACGGTCGCCTCGTCCAATGCCATCGCCAGACTCACCAGAGATAGCAGAGCCGGTGCCGGGGAAGTTCAGGCGCAAGTGCGGCGCGTCCTTGCCGATGTCCCAGCCCTGTTTGAACTCTTCCGGCAGGTACTGCATGAACATGCGCGCCTTGTAGAACAGGCACTTCGGCGCGCCGATCTTGTCAACGTACTCTTCCTTGCGGCTACCGAAGCCAATCACCAAGCCGTCACGGAACAGGCATAGCGTGCAAGCTAGCGCCACAGATACCCAGCTCATGCCCATGTCTCTGCTTTTCTCTGTCAAGCCCGGCTCTTGGCGCTGCCAGCGATCTACGATCCAGTTTGCCCACTCTTCCTGCTTCGGGAACAGCAGGAATGGAACGATGGACGGCAAGCCGCGCTCAGGGTTACGCGGGTCGAACGTCACCCCCCAATCTATTATGAATTGAGCAGGATTGTCACGATAGAACTTTCGCAGGGCCGGCATGCATTTAGGGTCTGCGCGAATACGATTGATCCTCTCGACGCGATGCCGGAACACCATTGTGTAATCCGGCGCCTTGAAATCGAACTCAAACGGGATAGGCATCTACACGCCGCCCATGATGCGCTGATACTCCTTGGATGCCTCCATAGCGTCATCAGACAGCGCGCGTTTGGATTCCTCGGACGAGTGGCGGCGCGCATTATCTTGTTGCGTTGCCTGCTCGATTTGCTCTTGCCCCACCTTCATCATGGTCAGCGGGATATGCGCCGCGTCGTTTGAAAGCTTATCGAACAGTGCAAAGTTCTTCAAATGCTCAGCCGTACCCACTGGATCATCACCATCCACCTTTTCGAGGCTGGCACTTGCCAACGCGCTAAGCCGATGCACAGCCGCCGCCTTGTACTTACCAGCCGATGCCATGTGATTGCTGATCGCCACGAGGTCAGACACGATGTCGCTAACGATCATCTGCCGAACCACTGGCAAGCTCGCTATCTCCGAATCCACATCACGGCTAGCCTTGTCTGCCTGAACCTTACGCGCTGCAATGTCATGCAGTTGATCCCTGACCGGCCCAGCCTCGCGCGCCTTGCCAGCCATTTTTCGCCGAAGCGAGGATTCATTAACGCCGAACTCTTTTGCAAGGGCGTTAAGCGACTCACCCCCTAGTATGTGGCGGTGTTCTACGATGGCCCATTGCTCGGGCGTCAGTGCTGATTTTCTTCCCATGGCTCAATCTTACCATGCATAAAGCCGATTCGGCTTTTCGGCTTTATTCGGTAATGCCGAACGAAAAGTGATTGCGTTTCTAAAATCACTGTGTCATAGTACGTACATGGGCAGCGCGCTTGGTGCTGCAAGAACTGGAGAAGATGATGGCAATGCAGCCTGTAGATCGTAAGAACTCGAAACACACCTTCAAGACTGCGCCGCGCGCCAAGCCAAGTCTTGTAAATCGCACGAACAAACGCATTCTTGCTGATCTGGCACCGCACAATGTTCTTGTCTCGCGCTTCCAAAATGGCTGGGCAAATTACAACTGGAACACTGGCACGTTCTAATCAATCCCGCCCTTAGGGGCGGCAATAGGAAGGGAGGAATCATGATCGACAAAGCAAAGCTTCTCGAAGCAATCGAGCGTTACGCGGCAGCACGGATTGAGGTTTCAAATAATCCAGCGGCACTTTCATTGAACGAGTTCATCCCCATCCGCGATGATGCGTTTGACGAATTCAACCGTGCAGCAGTGCACCTCGGCGCGGCCTTGGCTGCTGTTAACGAGCCGCTGCTGGACTCCACCGTTGAAAAAGCAGCACGGGTGCTGTCGGATCGTGCTGCGGTCGTAAATGGCTGGAATAAACAAGCAATTTGGGATATCTGCAAGCAAAAGTTCATTGCCGATGCCCGCGCCATGCTGGAAGCAATCCAATGAGCGCCATTACCATGACCCTACTAGAAGCCCTGCGCCGGCTTGTAGACGTTGCGCGGCTCATTGATGCAAGCGAGTGCGGCGAGCTTTACAACGAGCTGCAAGGGGCGCTTACTGTGGCTGGAACGGTGCTTGCCAACCCGCCGGAAGATGCGCCGCGCCTTCCAAGCACGGCAGACGAGGTTATCGCCTTCATCGGCGAAAATTATTCCACGATGTCATATGAAGGGCTGAAAGAAGACCGCGCCTACTGGCTTACAGTGCATGACCTTCTTAGCGCATTCGCGCAGATTCAAGAATAGAAAAAGGCCCGGCTAGCGGGCCTTTTTCTATTCTCCCCGGCCGGCGCCGGTTTCGGTGGTAGGGGTCATGGGTTGATTGGCCCGGCAACCTTCTCCAGCCGCAAATTACGCATCCGCACATTGCCGGTGCCTCCCACCGCGCCGCCGATACGGATCTGCACCCGCATAGTGGCCGTGACGTCGAGCCACTTTTGCGGCTCGCTTGACAGCTCCAATGGCCGGTACTCGGTGCCGAAAGTCGCTACGTTGTTCCCCGGCTGCAGCTGGATCAACGTGATGTTGTTGGTTGTGGTTGTGTTGTCGACAAAGACCGTGAAAAGCGCAAGGCCGTTGCCTGTCATCTCGCCGACCGCGCCGTCGAACGCGAGGCGCAGATAGTCGCCTACGGCAATCCCGGCTGGCACCGCGAGGCCAGTAACGCGCAAGACGTGGTAGTCGCTTGCGGAGGCAGCGGCAAAGGTCACCTGATACCAATCGGGGCCGCCATCGGTTGCCGCGACGTTGCTTCCGACAATGGTTTGCGTCGTTCCACTGAGCGCGAAAGCCCACCCAGCAGGGACAACACCCGTAACCCCGGTGGTTGCCGTGCCGCCCGAGCCGACGAAGGTAGGGTTGGGGTTGATGACTCCAGTTTGCAATGTGGAGTCCCACGCATCCAGCGGTACGCGGCGTAACCCCGCGAAAGGCGAGTCCTCTTTAACCGCATCAATCAGCGAGATAGGTGCCGTGGAGGCCCCATAAGGCGCGAGGTGCAAATTGTCACCGTACATTCCCGCGCGGGATACCACGTTCGTGGTCGTATACGTGACCAAGCGGTCGTTTGCCTGCACAAAGCGAACGCCCGTTACCTCCCGGCAGTACTCTCGGATGGCTGTATCCGCCTGTGCCAAGTACTTTGTGCCCGTGGCATCTTTGACAGAGGCGGCAAAAATCTCGCCGACGTACAGCCGGCGCACGCGCGCCGCGCAATAGTCGATGATCGTTTTCAAGTTGGCGATCAGGGCGTCGCGCTGGACAGTTGTCGCGCCGGTGTTCGGGATGTCGTTGACGCCCGCCTGCAGGTACATCGAATCGACCGGGGTTTTGAACATTTGCGGCATGAACTTGACCACGTCGGATGTCTTGCAACCGCCGATGGCATAGCCTTGATAGTCGCGGAACCGGCCGCCCAGCGCGCCAGCGATCCACGTCGAGTGCCCGCGCAGATCGTAATCCCATGAGAACGGGTATCCACCGGCGGTGCAGGTGGCGGAGCCGTTGAGGACCGGGGAAACCGACGCCAGGACGCTGACGAAGAGGCCCGCGTTAGTGGGGGTGCCGGATGGCAGGTAGTACCAGCCGCCTTGCGATACATCCGTCCATGGGCCTGCGGTGTCGCCCGTCAGCGTCCAGCGCACGCGGCCAGTTGCGTCGCTGGCCAGTGTTCCCGTTCCGTTCAACGGGGCGCTGCCGTCCATAATAATGTCAGGCATCCAGCTGCCGGAGATTCCGCCGGTGGTCAGGTATTTGGTGCGGCCGTCGAAAATACCTGGCTCCCGGCCGGGGGAACCGTACCGGGTGCGCGAATCTCCCACGCACAAAAACAGGCCATAAGGCGCAGTGGAGTCCATTTTTGCCCCCAGCACCGCCGCCCCCACCGACACATCCACGCTGCCGGCCGTACAGGTAACAGAAAAGCGAGAAGTACCACTAAACGCGCCAATTGTCGGTAATTTTCCAACGCCGATAGCCCAGCTTCCAGCAGCATCAAGCCGCTGAACTGTTCCGGTTGTTGCAGCAGCACCAGTAATAGTTAGCGCATCACCCTCCTGCAAAATAAACGTTCTCGGGCTTCCTGGGACAACTCCAGAAACGGATGGCGAAGAAAGTTTGCGCAGACGCGCAAGAACGGAGTTTTTTACGAAGTCGCCGAATTCGATCATTGAGTTACCCAATCACTTTCTGCGGTCAAAACACCGTTTGTCCACGTATAAGTTTTAACACGGACGATCCCGGCATTTGTCCAAGTATCAGTAATCAGGTTCCCGCTACCGTCGAAGCCATAAACGTGCGATCCAGTGCCATTTGCATAGCCCGCGCCTGTCGATGGGTCGCTCAGAACCACGCGCAAGAGGTCCTTGCCCCCCGCCTGGACTTGTGCGTCAATTGGATTCATTCGGCCACCCCTCATAAAATAAAAAGGCCGCTAACAGTCTCGGAGTACCGTTAGCGGCGAAAGAGGGGCTTTGAGCCACCTCGGAGACTGGTCAATGATACTATACTTTGCCGCTTGGAATCGTTTAGGCAGCGATCTTTTCCACGCGGTCGCCCTCGTCGGTGTAGACGTTGCCGTCGTTGATGCGCGCTCGGACAAGTTCCATGGCCGTGACCAGCTCGCGCTTGGACACTTGCTTTACCTGTTCGTCATGGATGGCAAGCGCATACTTCACGTCGCGCAGCGCTTCGCCGTCGAGCCTGAAATTCCCGCTGGTCTTGCTGCGGATTTTCGCGCGAAACAGTCCGTCTAGCGCCCGAACGAAATCCTCTTCGTATTCGGCTCCAAGCACGGTTTCAGAGAGAGCCATTCCGATGTTGGTCGCGCAGACCACGCAAGACCAGTGTTCCTCGTCCGCGCTGCCGCAGGCAAGGTTATCAATCGACAGCCAGTAGGCCGCGCCCAAGTCCGTCTGCTGGTCGGGCCGCAGGCAGGCCGCAGCCTCGCCGCGCGCGCCAACGTGAGCCAAGGCAACGAGTCCGCCAGCCATGTGTACCGGCTTCGGGCGGTATTTCTTGTTTCGTGTCTTAGCCATGATTACCCTATCGACTTGATGGCGCCGCGAGCGGCTGCAAGCTGCGCGTAAAGCTCCGTGCGGTGCTTGTCGATCTTGAGCGGCCGGTCTACCTTAGCCACCTCAAGCGCGCGCTGCTCGGCGTTTAGCTGCGCCTGGGAGGGAATGTAGAACCCTGTTGCCCGCTTGGCATTCGAGCGGCGCACGCGGCCCGACTTCTCCATTTCTTGCAGCATGGAAAACATGCCCGCCTGCCCAACCTTGAACTTCTTGGCAATCTGCGAGACAACCACTACATCGCCGCTTCTAGACCGAAGCCAAGCTAAAATGTTTTCCTCAAAGGACGTTTCTTCTTGTTCTTGCATTTCTTTTTCCCCTAGTTAAATCGCATCGGCTGGTTTTGGAACCGGCAATTCCATGGCGGCATAGGCGAATGGAATTTGAATATTGAGCAGTGTTTTATCGCCATGCTCGAATCGGTAAATTATCCGCTTGGCCCATGCCTTGTAATCTCGGCCAAGGGAGTTATTCAACGGGTATTTCGATTCCGCTGCGAGTCTGATAGCCAAGCTCATTGGATAGCCTTTAAGTTGGACAGCATCAAAGCCAAGCGCTCTTTGACCGCTGGGTTTGGTGCGGCTAGCTGTGGAAGCGTGGCGCCGGCTTGAATCAGCAGCGCATCGCCGTATTCAGGCGGCAGCAGGGAAACAGCGTAATCGGCCGGCAAGCGTTTCTTGCTGACGGCTTCGATTAATGCGCGCTGCCGGCCAAGCATGTCTTCGCCAAACGATGCCGACCATTTGGCAGGGATGCCAGCCTCTCGCGCGTCGGCCACATCCTTTGCATACGCCTCCTTAAAGGCCATGCGCGCGGCTATCTTGTCGCCCTGTTGCAGAAGCTCGTACACCACGCCGTGCGCCTGCGCCATTTCTTCCGTCCACACCACAGAGGCGCTTTCATCGGTCGGGATCATCGCCCAAGCCTGCTCGATTCCTGGCCGGCCGTCCACTTCCGACATTTCGTCAGTAATCGCTGCCAACGAGAAGCGTTTTCCGCCCCTTCTGACGCGCGACAGGGCCGCGATGACGTCTGCCTCAGGGTAAGCCGCCAAATCGGCCACCAGCATGCTTGCAGCGGCCTCAGTGAGCCTTGCGCCGCAAAGCTCAGCCGTCGCTGCGAGCGCTTTGATAAATTCGCTTGATGCCATGTTCATGCTCCCGTACTTTGATGTTTTTCGATGATCCTGCCCCACATATCGCCAGCATCTTGCAACCGATCCGCCTCGCCAGCCGCCGCCAGTGTCACGCGCCGGCCTGTCGCCCACTCGGTACGCAGCTTGGCATGGTCGTGCAGCAGAAGCCCGATCTGGTGCATTGCCGCCACGTAGTTACGCCCGCTGTGCTGAACGAAGAATGCTGCAATGTCTGGCGCCTCAACTCCCAGCGCCTGCACCACGGCCTTAACAACGGAATTGCTCTTTGCATTCTGCACCGGCGGCACGCCGTAGCGAACAGCATACGCTTGCTTGTACGCCTTCCAAGTCTCAAGGTTCAGCGGGTTAGGCTCGTCCTTCGATGCAGACTTTTTTTTGCGTGGCGCGGCGACAGCCGGCGCAGTCTGTTGCTCTTCGCTTTGTTTTTGAACTGCTCTTGGCTCTTGGTTCTGGTTATGGTCTTGGGTATGGTTCTTGGTAATGGTAATGGTATTGGTTAGCATACCGTCCGCAATGCATTCGCTATGCGGACGCATAACATCGGCATTGCCTTGCTTGCTCCATCGCTTGTTAGCTGCATCTGCTGCCTTCGCGCTCTTCTCACGATACAGCGCAATTTCAGCGTCACAGCGCTTGTGTATCCAGCCTCCATCAGTCTGCGAAAAGAACTCTGATAGCACTATGCGGATGGCATCTTTCTCGTCGTCAGAGCGCGCGCGCAACTGCCTGAACAACATCGCTTCATCAAGACAAAGCGGCGCTTCATTTGTGTAATACTTGTCCAATAATCTACGGTACGCCCCATCCTCAAGCATCGAAAGATGGGCCGTATCCGTCAGATAATCGCCAATGTGATGGGCGTAAAAATTCATTCTTATCTACGCTTCATACATTTCATATGGATGACGATAGCCACGAATAAGAGCTTTAAAATTCTGGCTTGTCGTCATACGAAGATTGCCCTTCCCAAAACGCTTGCCGTCTGGATCAACCCAGTTACGTACAAAAAATACTCGCTCTGGGTAACTACCCGGCTTGAATACAGCAATGACCGTATAGGCCACCTTTCCATTTGCATCGGCGCATGCATCGTGGCCGGCAAAGCCGTCACTCTCAAAATTAACACCGGGCCGCCATGATTCAGTTTGAATAGGCTCCCCGCCACTAAAATCGTCATATTTAGCGCGAACGAATGGATATTCCGCGAAGAATTCTTGACCACAATGAAATTTATTGCTCATACGATACCTTCAATATTTGAGTAGCGCTTAGCAAGAAATACCTGTCCTGCGCCAGTGACTTGCGTTGTAAATACTGGATGCTTAACGCCGTCGTTATCAGTGTATGGCATGCCCTCAAACACTGTAAAATACCCGCGATCAATGTATTTCTGATAGGGTAAATTGGTTCCTTTTATAAGGATTTTGTCTTCTCTCAGACGGCTAAAGAATTTGTTCCGGCCAAATCCCAAAGTCTTAGCAATATCTTGAATGTAGCAAACGCCGTCAATGGCGCGAATCGTTTCGGCGAATCTAACTTTTGGCGCGTCAGTCTCGATCTTTTCTTCGAGAGCAATGACTTTTTCGGAATAATTCAACAAAGCCATGCGAAGAGAGTTCGCGTCAGATAAGTCAAATCCTTTCGAATCCTTCGACTCCAGCTCTTGCCAGCGCTTGATTACCGCCATACGAGCCTTAACATCGTAACCAGAGACAAGACATACAGCCTCGTCATGCGGTAAGCGATAAATCGTATAAGTAACGCCGTTTTGTGGGTGAACATAGGTGTCCTCAAAACTGAGGATACCCACGCCAAGCATTTCACATTGCGTTACGAAGTCACGAACCACATTATCGTGTCGCTTGCCGGTTAGCTCGGCAATCTCTTTGGTAGTCATGGTTTGCGGAGAACCCGCGAGAATCAGCTTATTCATATTTCCCTTTCGGAAACAAAAAGCTCCACCTGCTGTCTCCCGCTTGCGCGGGTTGGCCGAACGGGTAAGGTACCCGCCAGACAGCATGTGGAGCTTCCCTTAATTTAATTGCCGGCCAAGGCAATGCATATTCTACACCAACATTCCGGCAGGAAAGCTAGACTGCTGGAAATATTTATGCAGACCAGCCGGCCCACTGGTAGACGGCCGCCCACACGGCGACATTGAGAACGAGAGCAGCCAGGAAGGGCCAGTTAATTTTACGCATGGTAGATTCTCCGAAAGATGGTTGACATGAGTTCGACTTGCTTGAGCGACAGCAGTTGCGGCATGTAGCCGTTATGCGAGGCGTCGAAGCAGCAGCGCACCGCGTCTTGCTCCCAGCTACACAAGCCTTGCGGCTCCTTGTGCAGCGCCTGCACCATCTGGCCTACTGATATCGTTTGCATGGCGAACTCCTTGAGTTAGGGTAGAAGTCAGGTCGGATAATTCCTACTTGTCCGACATGTGTAATCCTACACCTGTAGAGTTCGGCAACGCAACAAGTTTCGCGCGCAAAATTTAACTGTCGTAAAAAAGCCCGCGCTTGGCGGGCCTTGGTCACGATGCACAGTCATCAATTGATAGCTGTCGCGGGTCTGTTGGAGTGATTACATAGATGTGCGTCTTGTCGCTTTCAACGTCGCGCGCCTCGCAGTCTGGCAGGCCAGCACGCCGCGCAATTTCGCCAGCCTGAACGCAGACCTTCGCGCGCTGGCCCTGAAAACAGCAAGACCTGCACGCCTTCTCCGGGCGCTCCTCGTTGCGCGATACCCAAACCACCGCCAGCACGGCTCGGTACTGCATATCGGCCGGCACAAGCGGTTCTGCTCGGCCGATCAAGTCGGCCAGTGGTTTCATTTTCATTGGCTCGCCTCCTTCTGGAAAATCAACGCAGCCATCCAGCCGCCGCGCTTCTTGGCCGTGGTTTTGCGCAAGTAGAACCTGTCTCGAATTTCCTTACGCCGGCCAGGGTGGCGCTTGTCGTAGCGCTGCTGGCTTTGTTGGTCGGTAAGCGTTGGCGGCTCCTTTGCATCAACCCCAGCGCCCAGCACATACACCGGCCGCTTGCTGCCAAGCTTTGAGCGCAACCACTTTGACACATGGATAGCGCCCTCTGCATGCAAGACGGCTATCCACTTCCCCACCGTTGACGAGCTGGTGCCCGACTTCTTTTCAATCTGTGCGCGTGTGCCAGGAAGGCCAGTGATGACTTTCTCGCGCAGGCTTGGACGGCCTTTCATTGTCAAATCTCCTTCAATTTTTGTTTGTAGTGCGCCTCAATGGCTAGGTAATCATCTTTCTTGTAATGGCGTTGCACTTGGTCGCTGAGCAGGCCATCAACATAATCATCGCCCATCTTGAGGCGTAGTCGGCGCTCGTATTCCTGCTGGTTCCCGCCTTTTTTAAGGTTGCATTCTTTACACTGGCCCCACACGTTTCTAGGGTCAAATTCAAGATGCTTTGCCGATCCGACTGAGCGCATGTGGCCGGCATCATAGTCGCCGCCCATCTTGCCAGTATTGACAAGAATCTTGTCGCAGGACGCGCAATGTTTTCCTTCATCGCGGGTTCGTACGTACAGGTGCATAGCCTTCTTTGCCTTCGCCAATGCCCACTTGGCAGGCTTTAACTCGATAAGCTTTGCCTTCGTCTCTGCGCGCTCCCTGCGCTGATCCTTGGCCTTCTTCTTGGCGGCCAGCAGCAAGCCAAGCTCCACGCCGCAATCAGGGCTGCAATGCTTGGCCCATACAGGATCGGGAAGGAACTGCACTTTGCAGACCTTGCACCGAACCTTTCGCGGCCCCGCTGCCGGCTTTGGAACCTTGGCAATTGATGATCTTAATGGGGTGGCGCGCTTGAGTTCTGAGCGTTTCATCGGTTTAGAATCTCCCATGCTGTTGCAGCCACGCATGGAATTTGTCCGTTCCCAATGGCTTTAAGTCTGTCCAATCCAAAGGCCATCCCATCATCCATTCTGTGAAATTCGGGTGAATTTTCCCACCAACGTGCGTTGCCAAAGTTGGCGTGTTCCTCGCGTATTCCGAAGGGTATGCGCCCTCCTTTGCGTTGTGCGCGGTCGGGGTGGGTAGCAAGAATCCAAATTCTTTCACGCTCATGATTGGCGCCAAGGGCTTTGCCTGAAAGAATTCCCCATCTACAATCGAACCCTCTCGCGGCCAAGTCTCCGAGAACTCTTCCGAGTCCCCTAGAAGTGAGAGCTGGGCTGTTTTCCATATACGCGCCGATTGGCTGTACTTCGCCAATGATGCGGTCTTGCTCGGCCCAAAGCCCGCTATTCTCTCCTTCGATCCCAGCCCCCCCCCCGGCGACTGAGATATCAGTACAGGGAAATCCTCCGCATACGAAGTCCGCAATTCCTCGCCAGGGGTTGCCATCGAATTTTGATACATCGCCAAAGATGGGAAAGAAGGGAAGAAACCCGTCCGCCTGCCGTGCTGCCAAGACTTGCTGGCAATATGGATTGATTTCGACGGCGCAGACTGGTTGATGTCCGAGTAACACATCGGCAAGTAACCCTCCGCCAGCGCCTGCAAAAAGATGCATAGTTCTGAGTCGCTGCAATTTACGGCCTCCATTATTTAGCCGCGCAAGCCGCGCAGCACCAGAGAGTGCGCCGGCCGGCCATGCCGACCTTGCGGCGCCCCAAGATCGACTTTCCCTGCTTGCAAGTCGCGCACATGAAGGTTTCCCGTGGCGAGTTTGCAAGGCGGTTGGTCACTTCGCGATACGGGCCTATCTTGTCGTGTTCGACTCGCATTAGTTTCCTTGCTGCGCTTTGATGCGCTCCGAATTTGGAACTGCCGCATAATCTTTGAGCGCATTTTTCACCGTGAAATCGTTGCTCTCGAAGATTTTTCGGAATGTTTCATCGACGCGCATTTCTTTGATGCGGTCGAAGGCCTCGCGGCTCATTACGTGGAAAGGCTCGATTGGCTGCGTCATGCTGGCGTCTCGTCGCTGGTTGGCTTGGGTGCGCCGCGCTCAGCATCGCCGATCAACTCGCGCATCCGCTTGATGGATACGCCGGTGCGCTCGTGGATTTGCACGAGGCTGGCGCCAGTGATGGGGTGCTTGCCAGTACGCACGGTGCTGATTACGGGTCGGGACAGGCCGATCTTGTCGCTGAGCTGCTTGTCGTTGGAGAGCTTGAACTTCTCCAGCAAGAAGTTGAACAGCTCGCCGGATCGGTCGTTGGGAAAGTCTTTCTGTAGCTTGGGCATTTGTGTTTCCTCTGTAAAATTGAACTTCGCCTCTATTGTCGCATTGTTGTTTGTTGGCCGCAATCGATTTAATTTTGTGGAAGCTATTGCGCCACACATAAAACCATGCAATACTTCGTCATCGGTTAGGAGAAAGCGCCATGTACGGTAAAGCACTAGAGGTTAGCGGGTTGGTGGTAACGGCAAGCGTGATGGGCGGCCTTGAGCTGGAAATGGCGCAGGTTTCGCCAGTTACTGTAACGTGCCTGATGGACGGCCAGAACGTAAGCAAAGTCCACGCAGACGAAGGCATCGAGTTCGCTACAGAGGGCGGCTTACTCACACTGACTTACATGCGTTGCGCAGACATTACAGACCTGTGCAACCGGAAAGAATTAGCAAAGCGGCTGCGCGCCATCGAGGAAGAAGGCGACGCAATAACGATCCATGTATCCAATGTGAAGGGTAAATTCTGATGTCCAAGCAAACACCGGCCGGCAAGCCAATCCCAACCTGCAATCAGGAGTGGCCGAACCAAAACGAATCGTGGGCCGAGTTCATCGCCCGCACCGATGCGGAAGGTGTCGAGTCGTCCAAGGTCGCAACGCTCTTGGGCTTTGCAATTCTCGCAGCATCGGTTATCTTTGTGATTATCGACACGCTCGACAAGAGCCTGTAAAAGTTTCGGCCAGCTAGAGCCGATAGGTTGTCAGGGAATCTAGCAAGCTGCGCGGTCAAAGGAGTATCACCGCGCATAGCCTGACTGGCTCAACCAGTCTCTATTTCGCAACACAGTCGGATCACTTCCCATTCAACGGATGGGGATAATGTGCAAAACTGACTTTTCAGGCTAGCTTGAACAGCTTACAAGCACATGGCGGACATGTTCAAAGCCGCAGCACGAAGCCATGGCGAAGTCGGCCATCCCGGAGGCACCCGGGCCTATTTCAGCCCATAGTAACGCGCAAGCCAATGGCGTGCCATCCGGGGCTAAGCGGATGGACTCCTTTCGGGCGATGGCTCTAGCCTCACATTGGTTGAGCCAAACAGTGGCCGTTGACACTGACTAAAAATTGCCCCCTAACTCATAGGGAACGGAAATGAGAGAGGCAGGTTGTGGAAAACATGCCGCAGAAGGTGAAAGCCCTTCCTACATATAAAAATCCTCGGAGCTAATAAATGGAACAAGAATTGCAACTGGTCGAAGACCAGCAGGGGCGCGGCTTGCCTGTCGTAACACAACAAAGCTACGGGACAACGCCGGCCGATCTGCTGGTCTACGCCATGAAGAACGGCGCATCAATCGCAGAAGTGCGCGAGTTCATGATGCTCAAGCGTGAGTTTGATGCCGACGAGGCGCGCAAAGCTTTTGTTGCCGACATGGCCGAGTTCAAGAAGAACCCTCCTGAAATTGTCAAAGACAAGCTAGTTGGCTACAAGAACAAGGATGGCAGTGTTACCGGCTACATGCATGCCACTATTGGCAACGTGACTGCCGCTGTCGTTGCGGGCCTTGCAGCGCACGGCTTTAGCCACCGCTGGACTATCGACCAAGCCGGCGCAAACATCACTGTCACATGCGTTCTTACCCACAAGCAGGGCCACAGCGAAAGCACGCCGCTTACCGCTCAGAAGGACGATAGCGGCAAGAAGAACCAGATTCAACAGGTTGCCTCGACCATCACTTACTTGCAGCGCTACACGCTTCTTGCGGCCACTGGCGTAGCAACCAAGGATCAAGAGGATGATGACGGTAAGGCATCCGATACAGAATCACCAGCCAAAGAACAAAAGAAAGAGACGCTTGCCGGCCCACGCTTTGACCAAGCACTGGCGGCGATCCGCGCCGGAAAGTATGACGCCATCGCCATGCGCGACTACTACCAACTGACGCCAGACCAAGACGCGGCGCTTTGCGATCTGGAAAAGGAGATGGCCCGTGCTTAAATTCCACCCGTCATCTGTTGGCCTGCTGATGGGCGATGCACAGTCTATCGACGCATCGCTGTTGCCGCCCGACCTGCTGGAAATCTCCAAGAAGGCGCGTAAGACTGACGCCGAGAAGGAGCTTCTACAGCCTTACAAGGACATGTCGCTGTCGGCCGGCGCCAAGACGTACTTGAAAGCGATGGCAAGCGAGTTCCTGTTTGGCTACCATAAAACGGTCGAAACCAAGTACATGGACAAGGGCTTGATGTGCGAGGACGAAGCAATCGAGTTCTTGAACAATCTGTGGTTCCAGCGCTACAAAAAGAACACGCAGCGGCTGGAGGACGAATACCTTACCGGCGAGTGCGATATATGGGTGCCCGGCGTAGAGACGATTGATACAAAAGTGGCGTGGGACTTGTCCACCTTCCCGCTGCTCTCGGAAGACGCGCACGACACGTTGTATCAATGGCAAGGAATCTGCTACATGCGCCTTTACGATGTGCCGCGCCATCGCGTGGCCTTCGTCCTACTGGACACGCCGGCCGAACTGCTCAAGCCGTGGGATCAAGTGGAACTGCACCAAGCAAGCCACCTGCCTGCGCACATGCGCGTAACCACCATCACTTACGAGCGTGACATGGTGCTTGAACAAAAGCTCGTCACTAAGCTTAAAACCGCAAGTAACTATCTTGCAAACATCGTAGCCAAAATCAACCTTGAACACAGAGAGGCAGCATAATGACCACCAACACCGCACTGACGACCCAACAACGCGCCGCGCTGGCGCTTGACTCCAGCAAGACCGAAGCACAGTTGCGCGAGCTGGTCGCTTCCTCTGCCGATATCGTGGCAGTAATCGACAACGCCGGCCGCGAGCAGGCGCATCGCATTGGTATGAATCTCAAGGGCGCACGGGTCGCTATCGAGAAGACCGGCAAAGCTGCCAGGATGGATGCTACGGAATTTTCCAAAAGCGTAATTGCCGAAGAAGCTCGCCTGAAAGCCATCATCGAGCCGGAAGAATCCCGCGTCTTGGCCCTGCGCGACAAGTGGGACGCTGAGCGCGAGGCTGAGAAGCAAGCCAAGATCGCCGCTGAGCGGGCGCGGGTCGAGGCCATCCAGTACCGTATTACCGAGTTCGGCCAGATCGTCGCAAAGTCGGCCGGCAAGAAATCCGATAAGATCATTGCGCTGCAATGCGAGTTGGCCGAATACATCATCAACGATGAACTGTTCGGCGAATTCATCCCGCAGGCGACCGCAGCCAAGAACGAAGCAGCGCTTGCACTGGCTGCCGCATTAGCTTCCGCAGAAGAGGCCGAGCAAGCCGCAGAATCCGCCCGTCTCCAGCGCGAGGAAGAAGACCGCCAGCGCGCCGAGCAGGCCGCCGAGAACGCACGCCAGAAGGCCGAGAACGACCGTGTAGCCGCTGAGCAGGCAGCCGCGCGTAAGCAGATCGCCGACGAGGCAGCAGCGCAGCAAGCGGCCATCGCCAAGCAGCAGGCCGAAGCCGAAGCCAAGATCAAGGCCGCAGCCGACGAACTCACCAAGCAGGCGGCCGCAGATCAAGCCGAGCGTGACAAAGTGATGGCCGAAACCAAGCGCCAGATGGAAGCTCAGCAGGCCGCTATCAACGCCGAGCGCGCCAAGCTCGAAGAAGAGAAGCGCGCGGCGCAACAAGCCAAGGACGACGCGGCCAAACTGGAAGAGGATCACACCCAGGCGCTGGAGATTGATGCCGAGCGTGACCAGTACCTGAAAGATATCGCCGCAGTCGTCCATGCCCCGGCCGTAGCCGATGCGCTGATTTCCGAATCGCTCGACCGGCCCGATGCCGAGCCAAGCGACGAAGAAATCGTTGATGCCTACCTTGAGGCATTCGGCGGCACCAAGGAGCAGGCCTTAGAGCGCCTGAGCCGCTTTGTTGCTGCTCTGACGGCATGATTAGATCGAGCGCGCAAAATAAAATCTTCCATAGCATCATGGGAGACTTTGCGCGCTCGTTCGCCCATGAAGGCGTTAGATTGACCGCTGCCGAGTGGAAGACGTTGCTAGTAGTGTTCTTTCCGCTCGCGCTTGCAGAGGCTGACGGCGCGCCCATTCCACATGCCACAGCGCCCGAATCCACCTCCAAGATGGACGTCGACCGCATGAGTTGCCTTATCGAATACTGTTACTTTATTGGTACACGGTTCGGCGTTACTTTTGCAGATTGAGATTGCATTTACAAAATCATTATGCTATAGTTCTTACATGGGCAGCGCACTGGCGCGGCGAAAATTGGAGAGCATTATGGGTAATACTTATTGGGCAAGCACTGGATTGATGGACGACTTTGGCGACACGATTGTCCATCAAGATATGAGTAGCCTGAACCTGATGATCGGCTCCCTATCGGCATTCTGGTTCTGGAACGCCTAAACCACCCCGCCCGGTTCGCCGGGCCATCTTTACCTCGGGACACAAAATGATTGACTTGAAAAAAATAGCTGACGAGATTGCCATCGGCAAGGCTGGATCGGTAGATAGCTGGTCTCTGCCAATCTCGGACGTTGAGCAGATGCTCGACTTGATCTACAAGCAGGAGGGTGAATTGTCGGCTGCGCGCAAGGCGAACGACATTCTGCTTGAGCAGTCCAATTCGCAGATCAGTGAAATCTACACGCTGGAAACCGCGCTCGCCGAGATTCAGGGCCGCATGGGCGCGCTGATTTTGGCGCAAGAGGCAACTGTTAAGGAATCCTTAAACGTTGCCGGCGAGCTGCCGCTGCTGCCGGCCAAGGCCTATCTGGGTGGCGATGAAGCATTCGGCGACGTTATCACGGGCTATACCGACGAGTGCATGCACGACTACGGCCGCGCCTGCATCGCTGCAGCCCGCCCCGCGATCTGGTACGAGGGCTGTGATACGGCGCTGGCGCACGGGCCGAAGGTGGCGCCGGCTGTTGATCTGTCGGGGCTTACTGCCTACGAGTTTAAAAAATTCCCCACCTCGGAGGCGATACTCTTTTACGAGGCTTCCGACGTCCGCGCCCTGCTTGCGGCCGCGCCAGTAGCGCCGACTGCCCCGACCGACATCAGCGTCCGGCTTCGTGCGCTGCGCTCCTTCGGCCCCGAGCACTTCGAGCTGCTGGTGCAGGCCGCCGACGAGATCGACCGCTACTACGGCGCTATGCTGGCATGGAAGCAGGCGGCCGAGACGAAGGACCGAAAGCTGTCGGAAGAGATGTGCGCGCGGGTTGACGAGCGCGTAGCTGCCCGCATCGCTGAAGGCAACCCGCTCACCCAAGCGCAGATCGACCACATCGGCGAGCAGTGGGACGGCTGTTCATACGACGGTGTTGACGACATCGGCGCCGCGCTACGTTTCGAGCTGGCGAAGATCGGAGGTGTGAAATGAGCGCGCACAAGGAAGCCTGGCAGGTGATGATGTCGGCGGATGCGCTATGCCCAACGGAACGTTCGCACCCTGAACGCATGCGCTGGATGGCCGGCTACTTCTTGGCGAACTTCGCCATCGAGCAGCCAGCGCTGGCCGCACCTGTCAAGGAATGCTTGACGACTGAACTCCCGCTGCCCGAGCGCGATGGCGATTGGGCGGGGGATGACTGGTACACCGCAGCTACATTGCGCGCCCACACCGCGCGCGCCGTAGCCGCAGCACTCGCCACCCCGCCAGCAAGCGCGCAGGCAGTGGCCCAACACATACCGGCTAACTTCACAACGCACCGCTCCGCATGGCGTGACGCCATCGTGATGGCCCGTGACAGCGCGCCATCTGCAACGGTCGATAGCGACGAGCGCGGGTACTGGCAGCATGAACTGGATGCGTTTGATCGGTCGTTTTACCGCCTATTGGCCGGCGAGTTGAGACGGCAGGCAGTGGCCCCGGCGCAGGTTGAGCAGAAACCGCGAGGCTGGCTTACTGGTGATAGCTCACATCATCGTCAAGGAACTTTGGAAACATTCACTTCAAGCTATGAGTTTGCACTCTCGGAGTGTGCCGAATGGAACAGATACGCTCGTCAAGACAATGACCCCGAACACATCGACCGAGTCCCTGAACCACTCTACACACGCCCACAAGCAGCGCAGCCAGCCGCACAGGACTCTATCGAAGCTGCCGAGCTGCAAACTCTACTTCTGACTGAATTCGAGTGCTACCGTCCAACTTATCCGGCCGGCATTATGGCGTGGGCGCGTTCGGCGCTGCTGGATAATTCTCCGCATCGTGCAAAGCTAGCCGCGCAGGTGGCGGGGCTGACGGATACTGATGCAAACCGTATCGCGGACATCCTGAAGTACCCCGGCGAATGGGATATTGCCGCTTACCCCAACATTGGGGAAGCACTGATTGAATTTGTATCGGCGCATAGCTGCCCCGGGCCGGATCTGACGACCCAAGAGATTGACGCAATCGCGAACAAGTTCAACTGGCACAACGCGCGCTGCTGCGGCACGCATTACCAGTTCGCTCGCGCCATCCTCGCCGCCAAGTCCGCGCCGGCTGATGGGGGTGGGGTATGAGTGCCACTAGTTTCGGCATGGCTGAGGCCGACGCAATCCAGCTTGAGCGCTACGGGATTGGCGGCTTGGTTCGTATTAAGAACGCAACCATCAAGGCCCACCAGTCCGTGCTTGCCGAGAGAGATAAGGAAATCGCCGACCTGCGCGCAGCCCTGGCCGCTGCTACGGCACAGCAGCCAGTGGCTGGAGGCGCCGACCTGCGCGCTACAGTGCGCGGACTCGACAGCATCGGCATGCGGCTCGGCGCTGACCTAACACAGATGCCAACCGTGACCGTCAACGGCACTGACTGCCTGTCGCGCGAAGAAGTCATGGGCCGGCTGATGGCGTGGCGGCGCGAGTGGGACGCGAACTCCAAGGCGCGGCCAGATCCTCGTGCGGTGCAGCCAGTGGCGGGCGACGAGCGCGCGGCTTTTGAGGCGTGGGCGAAGGCCGAAGGCCTGATTCAAGAATCGTTCGGTATTCGCTCGACAAGTTCGATGTGTGGCGTGGCCGAGAAAGCATTCCAAGCTGGCCACGCCCACTCAGCCCGCCAGATCGCCACGCTGCACGCGGTGATTGCCGATCTGACGGCTGAGCGGGGCGGGACAAAGTTTGATGAAGTTCTTGCGCTTGAATTGGCCCACGATTGCGGCGTGCGCTTCAAGGATGATATGCCTATTACCTCGGTCGAGGATACGCTAATCGAATACGCGCATGCCATATTGCGCAACTTCGCGCCGCAACCCATGGCGCCGGCCGGCTGGCAATGGGTGCCTAAGGAGCCGACCATTGAAATGATCGCGGCGCTTGCGTGGGGAGGCGACGAGATTTTGGCAATTGGGCAAGCCGCAATCACTGATGGCGTCTATGACGGATACGCCAGCATGCTGGCCGCCGCCCCTGCTGCGCCTACTGGGAGCAGGGAATGAGCCTAGTTGACCAACTCCTCACCACCCGCACGCCGCTGGAGCTGGCGAAGGAGCTGGCGGCCACGGCCAAAGAAAATGCCGCGCTGTGCGAGCGCGTGGCGCGGCTGGAGACTGAGCTTTTCTGGCTGAAGGTTCCGCAAGAATGTGAGTGGAAGCCGCTTGATCCTGATTTTGATTACCCTTCGTGGGAATCGGCTTGCGGTCACGCGTGGTCTTTTACCGATGGAGGCCCAGAGGAAAACCATGTTGCATTTTGTCAGGGTTGCGGAAAGCCCGTTAAATTAGGAGGCGAGAGTGAGTGATGTGATGCTTTTCGGCGTGCTGCGCATGCCCTACGAAATGGCGATGGAAGGCGAGATTGCCCGCTTGCAGTTTTACAATCGCGCGCAGGAGGCCGCGAATCGTCTTGAGCGCGTAGAGAGTGAGCTTACGGCTTTGCGTGCAGCCGCTGGAGCACTTATCAAGGCCAAGGGCCGCTATCACACGGAGCAGAATTACCGAGGGCTTGTGGCGGCGTTTGATGCGGATGGCAAGAATAGCCATGCCAAGCTGGGAGGATCGATAGGCGCATACCAACGCGGCAGCGAGGCCACACGTAAGCAGATCGATGCAGCTATCGCCATGGCCGATGCGATGATGCTCCAAGCAAAGCCGGTAGGTGATCGGCGCAAGCTTCCAGCCCCGATTGGCTTCTCCGAGCGCCGCCAGCAAGACCGCCGAGCAATGCAGCGCGCGAACATGTTGCGCATGCAGTCCGAAGACGATTGACGTAAAATTAGGCAAGACGTTCCGGCCCGACAGACCGGCTTTTTAGCTAGGAGCTTTTCTAATGACTTCCAAGGTAACAGTTGTTTTGAGCGTGACCGCAACCGAATTCCCGGTTGGCACTGCTGCGCCAGTCCTTACCCGCGTCGAGATTCTGGACGCGTCGGGCAATGTCGTCTTCTCGCAAGACTCGGGCTACGAGTTCACGGGCGTGCAGGATGGCGAATACGCGATGCGTGCGAGCGCAATTGATGGCAATGGCAACCAAGTCGGCAGCGCCTATACGCAGCCGTTCAACGTCTTCACTGCGCCGACCACCGTCACTTTCGACCTTCCAACCGGCGCTACTATTTCGGTCACGCCGGAATAATGTGCTTCGTCAATTGGGTGTTGGGCTTCTTCGGCTTGCGTATCGTGCGGGTCTTCGATGTACCAACCGGTGCAAAGATTGATGTTCAGCAGACCAAGTAACCAAGCCCCGCGAGGGGCTTTTACTTTACCGCTTCGTTTCGGGGCCAGCTATCGGCAAGGGTTTTTGTATCGCTGGCGTGGCGGTCAGTGATTTCAGCCAGCGCTCTATATCGTCCCGTGCAGTCTGCGAGTACAGTTGTAAGGGTTGCGGTTGAGTCACGGAGGGCATCAACGGTAGCGCTGGGCACGCCGTTGCGGATGGCGCCGAGCGCGTCGCGCAGCCCGGCAGAAGCAGCAGAACTGCCAGCAGCGACAGTACGTAAAGTTTGCTCACGTTCATTCCCCTTATCAACGGCGTCGGCCACTTGGCCCTGTAGTTCTTTCTCGCGCTTGTCGGCGGCGGCTTTGGCTTCGACAAGTTTTTGCGCGTACTCGGCGCGGACTTCATTTCGGCCAATATCGCGCTCTCGCTCGCAGAACTCGTGGAAGCCATACAGCAGGCCGGCGAGCAGCGCAAAGGCCGCCAGAAGATCAAGCGGTAGCTTGTAGCGTGCGAGTGCCAGCAGCATCATGCCACGACCCCGCCAGCGGCCACGTAAGCCGCTTGCAGAACGCTTAGCGGGCGTTCTGGCTGCGAGTACCCAGCGCCCGGCAGCGAGGCCCAGCGGCTGCGGCAAGCCTGCACGGCGTCAGCGAACTTGCCGGCCTCAATCATGCCGATTGCGCCGCACTCTTTGATAAGCTGGATCGCCCACTTGTCTTGCGATTCGGGGCCGAAGTCCGGCAGGTTCAGTTGCTGCTTGTAGGCCAGCCAGTAGCGCCCCAAGAACTGATATCGGCCGGCTGCGCTGCTGGTCAAGCCCTTACGGTTAATGAGCTTGGCGGGGCGCACAGCGAACGGATGAAAGCGAAAGTCCGTGAAAACTTCGGGCCGGCCGTCAATGCCGGTGACGATCACATCAAACCCGTTGCATTTTGTCGCTGGGCTGGTGCTGGTTCCCTCGCTGAATGCAATAGTGTCGAGGAAAGCTTTAAGGTTTGGGTGCATCATCCGACTCCTTCGGGGTCTGCGAAATCACGCGGCAGACGATGCCGGCCACGAACACGGCAGCGGTAACGCCGGCCATCCATTGTGGTGGGATCGTTTCCTTGAGCTGCTCATACATCGTCGCATAGGTCGCCGCCATGGCAACGCCGATGGTGTTCGCCTGCACGCTCAAGAGCTTGTAAGCCTTGCGCCACTCGTCAATCAGCATCATCGCCTCCCAGTAGGTCAACGCCCATTTCATGAGCCTTTTCTTTCAGCAAGCGGCTGCGGATTTTTTCATTCTCGGACTTGATCCAGTTTAGCCGCGCAAGTACCAAGACGCCCAGCAGGCCAGCCCACACGGCAAGCGAAGCGCCAAGCCCGGTTATCCACTGCTGGAGCGATGCAAGGCCCGCAGCCGTGCTAAACGCAGATGTGGCAACGGTAGCCGCCGCTATGGTTTTTGGGCTTTCAACAACCCGCTCAATCGCGACGTGAAAGTCGTTTAGCCAATTCATCATTCCGCCTTTTCCGACGCGAGGTAAGAACGTCCACGAGTAACGCTACGAACCAAATCCCGCCAGTAAGAATAGTTAAAAACATCGCCCCCACCCATGACAATAAGTCGCATGGCAAGCGCATAATTTACCCCCGCTATCGCTTTGTTATAAAGTTCTGGCGGGGAATAGGCCAGATACATCGCCCAGCCGAGAGCGTTAATGCAGATCGAAGCAATGCATAGGGCTTCAATATCTCGGCGCAGCGAGCCACTCAAAAACTTTTCAACGCATCGGTACATCAAACAGTCCACTGTTGCCGCGCCGGCGTAGTACACAGTCCAGCCAAACTCGTTGCGAGAATATCCGGCCATGAATAGATCAAATGCCATTCCCGACAGCAGGAACAGCATCCAAAGCGCTAACCGTGAACGGAAAGAATTCACGCCGTCTTTTTCTTCGTGGTGCTAGCTGGTGCAGGGGCAGGAGCCTTTTCTTGTTCCTTGGTTGGTGGACGCTCGCCACCTTGGCCGCCTGTTGCAAAGTTTTGATTTTTCATGATTTGCTTTCTTTTTAAAACGGTGGAAGGAAGATGTATGTTTCGGTGCCTTCGTCGAAGACGTATCGCCATCCCATCTGAACTGGGGAGTCGAGCGGGAGAATATGCTCCTCGCTGCCTGCTGGCCCCGAGCAACTGGCGTTGCCGCTCAAGTCCATCAGGTAGATGATGCTCACAACGAGGCCATCTTTGGTGTAGGTATATTTCATTTGCTTGTCTCCACAGATACAGTAGCGTTTGCGTTTGCGCCAGGGCCATAAACGGTAATGGTCTGACCCGTTCCCAATAAGAAAACTGCCGAATACATTATGCTATTACTAGGCCACAACGACGCCCCGTTTATGAGAATCGGGCCTGCCGAACCACCGTTTCCGGTAACGTACACTTTAACAGGGCCACCAGTTGCGGTGTAGGTTATGGTTCCCCCTGCATTCGCCAAAGTTCCGATGTACGAAGTACGACTCGGTACGTCTGCATTGAGTAAATCGCTTGTGGTAGTCATTAGAACAATCTCCAGTTTGCACCGTCATACCACGTTTTAAACTCGATGCCTTTGCTATTGCAAACGAGTGACGCGACATTTCCGAGCTTGGTTACTATTTGCTTCCCGCCGGTAGCGATAAGCGTGAAATTATAGGTTGGGAAGTTACCTCGTATATCCGAGATAACGATTGTATCGCCCAGTAGA